ATATTGTTGTAAAAGTAATTATGCTTCAGCAGATGGCAAGCAAAGCATAGTGTTGCTAACGTGTCAGCATTTTGTTAACGTTTATTTTCTACTAGCATTTTTTTTATACTGTGGGCTTGGAGTGACAGGGTTATATATATTATTGGGATCCGGCAGAAAAAATCCGCGAAATCAGAAAATTTGACCGAGTGGGTATTGAATTACATTTTCAAAAACCTAATTTCCGAGATCTCAAAGCACTTTTTATACATAAAATATGTTTCAACATATACACTGGAAGATGACGGATCAATACTTCTTCTCTCAATTACTTTTGCCAAAGCAGATAGATAAGAAGAACGAACTATCCGCTCGAACATAAACACTAAAACATTTTTACTACCTATCCAATTACATTTCGATTCAATTACATTTCCATTTTGATACAAATTATTTTGGAGCACAAATCTGACCTAGCAAAATCCATTCAATTACATTCTTCTGACCTTAAAATTTTTCTTACTATAGGAGCACCAATTTAAAACAAAAGTATTACCTTTACATATGAGCAAAAAAGGTCAACATCTGAATTTACTTAATCCCTTGAATATCAAGGTTTTAGATGATAATCCGTTATGCTCGATTACACTAGTTTACACAATTTTTAAACAATCAAATCCAATTACAATGACAAAATTTCAATTCTTAATCGTTACTTATTTCGAAGATGGTAATGTAAGCACAAGGCAATTAGTTAACATCCGTAGAAAGCGATTTGATTCTGCTGAAAACTACATCAAAACCAAATACAAAGGTTGTGATGGTTTCTTCGTAGAGTTAAACAATTCTTGGTCAATCTAAATCAATTTCAAACAATCAAAACAAACACAAAATGAAAAAGCAATTTATCCCAATGTTCGCCATCGCTCAAGGTCTAATTCCAATGACTATTTTTTGTGCAAAGCATAATGGTTTTGCAGAAGCAATTTTCTGTGTTATTGCCTATGTCGGCATTAGCATTCTTACAATTTTTATAGGTCAAAAAGAAAACTGATTTAACTAAACAATTCAAACACAATTTAAACAATTACAATTATGAACGTAACAACAATTTTTGGACAATCAATTCACGAAGAATTAACATCAAAATTACATTCTTCTTATGGTCAAAATCAATTCATCAATTCATATGATATGACAAGAGATTCGAATTCAAATGAATTTAAGAAAGTTACTTGGGCTTATTACTTTAATGAATCTAATCACATATGGCAAAGAGGTTTCTTCATGAAATCTGATTGCGTTAGATATCATCGTAATCCAAATAATGAGGGGAATACATACATTGCTAATATATCATTGGTACATACAATTAAAATACAATATGCTGATAAGACATTATACTTTATGTCGCATGAGCAAAGATTTAATGCGGGATATGTGTATTCATTAGATGAGCATAGATGGTTAGATTTAAAAGTAACTGACAAACATATGTTTGGCGATTTGGTTTTGATTCGCAAAGCCAATGACAAAATGGATTATGTCGCAAAGAAATTTGCTACCATATATGAATCAATGATTTCAAGTTTAGTAAGAACTAGGAATACGGTTTCAATGTCACAATGTCCAAGTAAAAGATTCGTTTTGCTTGTTACATTTGACCATCAAGATGTTGTTACTTGTTTCATAAGCAATAATAGATTTTTAAGAACGGATTGTCGTGAATACTATGTAGTAGATTCTCATGGAGTAAATGAATTGATACACATATCTCATGGTCAAGCAATGAGATTAATTTGGGGAGAATCATATGAATTCACAATGATGGATGGAGATAGTATTTATTTCAGATACAATCCGATAATACATGATGGCATTTATTATTTCGATATGAATTCTGCCATTGTAAATGGATATGTGGATAGAATTTGTCCAATCTGTTCTTCAACATTAGATGCACAACATGATGCAGATGTTTGTGCAAGAAGAAACCATAAGAATCCTCGTTATGATTATCACAGAGATTTTACGGTTAAGCAGATTCAATTAGAGCAAAAATTTGTATTCAAAATGGGAGTCGAAATTGAGAAACAATCTTATCTTGGTAGTAAGCATTCGAATGTATCTATAGGTCAAAGATTCGGTTGGAAGAAAGAAAGGGATGGCAGTTTATGTGATACAATCGGATATGAATTAGTTAGTCCATGTTACCCATTGTTTACTGATGATTTAATCAATGAGGCAAAAGAAATTGAGTTAGCATTCCCTAACTTAATCAATGGCAATGACCATGATTTAATTAGCCATTCTCGTGGCAATTCCGCTTGTGGAGGACATATACATTTCTCTCGTAGTTACACATCTGCAAAGGATACATTCGAAATGATTAGTGGTTATATCCCTTTGTTTTATGCCATCTATCGTAAACGTAGTGAATCAGATTATTGTGGTGCTAAAGAGAAATTAAGAATGAAAGGATCTACCGAGAAGATGCAAGCAGTTCGAATCATCGAAGATATCATTAATCCTCGTATTGAATTCCGCATCTTCCCATTAGTAAAAGACATTGACCAATTACAATGGCGAATTGATTTACTTAGAATCATGGCAATGAATCCAACTAACCGATTCAATGAAGTTGCCAATATGCTAACTGATAAGGAATCAGATTTATATAAGCATATGACAAAAGAGTTTAGCCCAAGCAAAATCAAGCAAAGGATATTAGATTCTATTGACATGGCGAAGAGATACGATAGGGATTTCTATTCATTCGATTTCTCTTCTATTAGAAATGCAGTTAACAATATGTGATTGTGTATGGGGAGATGAAATATTCTCCCCTACAACAAATTCCACTATCAGCAATTCAATTACTCAAACACAATTATTTTTCAAACAATTTAAATTATAACTATTATGTGTATCGCAATTTTAAATTCCCCAAACATTACATTCAAAGAATCATTAATCCGCAATTGTTGGGATAACAACAAAGATGGTGGCGGAATGATTTGGACTGATGTAAAGTCAAATCAATTATACATTCACAAAGAGATTCAATCGTTTCAGAATTTCTACAACAAGTACATCGAGATTCGTAAAGAGAATCCACAATCAAATATCGTTCTACATTTCCGTATCTCTACAAGTGGTGGAGTTAATGAAACCAATTGTCACCCATTCCAAGTCAATAAGGATTTGGCATTCGTTCACAATGGAATCATATCAGAACTGAATGGTATTGATGCCAAGAAATCAGATACCAATCTATTCAATGAAATGTATCTTCGTAAACTACCAAGTGATTTCATCTACAATGATGCTATCCTTAAATTGATTCAGAAATTCATTGGTAGCAGTAAATTAGTTTTCTTAAATGCTTATAATGAGTATACCATTATCAATGAATCATTAGGCAAGAGAGATGCCGAATTCGAGGGATGTTGGTTTAGTAATTCTACCTACAAGAAAATCGATTATGTTGATTATGGTGGCACAAAAATTTACAATAATGCCAAGCCTAAATACCGATGGAATTCTGAATCCTCATGGGATATGCCCAAGCAAAAGGAAATCGTTTATCCTCCTATAGTGGATGATGTGTACGAAGAATTCGATGTGTATCAAGAAAGGTTTAATGAGTTAAAGAAGAAAGATGTTACATCGTTATCCATTGCCGAATGGGAAGAAATGGAGAATCTCAAATGGTATTGCATCTAATACCAATTCTTAATTCATAGTACAATCCCTCGTAGAAATATGGGGGATTTTTTTTGTGCCATATAAAAATCTAATTCAATTTTTTGTAGCTCCGCCAATTTTCCGGTTTGCACTGGTTGAATTCAATTACTTTTTTAGTTTTGTCTAAAATTAAATTTAGGTTAGCCTAAAAAATGTAAATCAATTTTTCCCAAAAACACTATCATCATTTTGCAATCCGTTAGGCATAATTTTATTTCCCTCAAATTCCACTATCATCATTAGCTATCCGTGTGGCTGAATATAATCTAATTGAATTTCGTTTACTGCTGGAGCCAGTGCTGGTTGCAGGAGAAAATATGGTAAAACTCAATTACTTTTTTAGGTGCGTCTAAAAATGTAAGTAAATGAATCTCCGGCGTTCCAGTGATCCCACAGGTGATCCCACAGGAGAAAAATAAATATTAGAAAACACTTGACATTGCTATATCAAATGTATTATCTTGCACTATTATTAATCAAACAAATCAAATTAACACAATGAAAAAATCAATTAAAGACCAATTGACTGCCATCGATGTGCAGTTAAACGAATGGTACGGATGTATGCCATTTGTAGCGTTAAGTCGCATTCACTTTGAAGATATCGTCCACGAAGCGATAACAATGCCAAAGGATAAGTTCCAAGAGTATTTAGACGCATTGCGTGAAGAATGGAATGAATCCTCTATTATTGACAAGATAGAAGTATACGAGGAGTGTTACGAGATGTTCGAGGATTTTATGCCCGAATTAGATGAAGATGAAGAAAGTTTCGATGAAGTCAAAGGAGTCCTATCCTTGTATTCAGATGATTTCGAAAGGTCACACACTTGGGAAGATGTATGCGAAATCGTAGGTGCTGATGCCGAGTACGATAATGTATCAATCAAATTTATAGGAGTTTTACAATCTAAATAATAACACAATGAGAAAGCTATTAATCGATGCCCTTGAAGATTTGTTGGGCGATGAGTACGATGCGAATGATTTGGTTCGTTTAAGCGAAGGAGAATTAATTCAGCAGTTAATTAATGTAGCACACTATTACAAAGACCAATATCAAAACGAAGACTAATGACATCAGAAGTATTTTGGCAAAAAAGAGCCATTGAAGTTTTGCAAGGCAAGACTATCATAAAAGTTGAGTACATCTCTAAAGAAGTTGCAGAGAAGAATGGTTGGCATAAGCGAGGCATTATAATGGAATTGAATGATGGCATCATATTAACTATCTTATCTGATGATGAGGGAAATGATATGGGAGTTATCGAGTATTATCGTGAAGAGCATTACTGCGGAATTTTACCAAGTTTACAATAATTTAAATAAATACAATTATGGAAAAAGAAATCAGAGTATACGGAATTAATCAAGAAGAACTTAAAGAAGAATTCTTGGATGCAGTAGAGATTATTGGGTGGAGTAAGATTGCTAATTGGGAATTCATTGAATGGGCTACAGAACAAGGTAATGTATGGTCATTAAAGGGTTTCGAAGAGGCATTTAATGGTGTAGAAATATGTACAGATATGTTTGTAATTCGAATCATATAACACTGGTGCCAGCCCAGATCCTCTGGTTAAATTCAATTAGATTTTTAGATTAAACTAAAAAAGTTATGAAAAGAGTATTAGTAGCTTGCGAAGAGAGTCAAGCAGTCACATTAGCATTTCGCAAATTAGGTTTTGAAGCCTATAGTTGCGACATATTACCATGTAGCGGAGGTCATCCCGAATTCCACTATCAACAAGATGTGTTCGAAGTAATCGACAAAGGTTGGGATTTAATGATTGCACATCCACCATGTACCTACTTATCAGTAAGCGGTGCAAGACACCTATATAATAAAGATGGCACACCAAACGAAGAAAGGTACGAGAATCAGAGGCAAGCATTAGTATTTGTCTATAAGCTAATGTTGGCGAACATTCCACGGATTGCGATTGAGAATCCCGTATCAGTCATATCATCGAAATTGCGTAAGCCCGACCAAATCGTTCAGCCCTATTGGTTTGGAGATTCAGCGAGCAAGACTACTTGTTTGTGGCTAACTAATTTACCAAAGTTAGTGCCTACAAATATGGTTGAGAAAGGGAAGTTCAAAGAATGGGTTGATGGGAAGTCGGGGAAAACTAAACGACAAGCGATGTGGTATTACGAAGCATTGCAGAAGGCGAAGTCGCCCGAAGAACGTAGAGGAATGAGAAGTAAAACATTTCAAGGCATTGCCGATGCGATGGCGAGCCAATGGGGTGCAGTATTGTAAAACTTTAAATGTAAATGAAATGAAAAATCGTAAAGAAGTAATTAGTGCATTAGTATCACATTTTGGGCAAGATAATTCTAAAGAAGGGGAATCATTATTCCTTTTAGACCTTGCATTTTCAAATGATGAGCAATTAATCAGCAAGTTAGTTGATATCGTAAATGATATTGATTTACCAAAAAGTAATAAGAGTCAAAGTGGGGCAAAGAATGGTCACTATTGGTTTGAGTTATTGACTAATGGTCAAAGAAAGAAGTTTAAAGCCAATTGGAATAACGAAAGGAGGATGAGTAATTGGGTATTTGAAGACTACCTTGATAAAGAATGGGATTCAATAGATTCATTTCTTCGAAGTGGGTTTGTTTACATTACATCTAATGAAGGGTTATCTTATTGGCTTGAGTTGGAGACTGATCTCAGGAACAAATAAAATTCAATTACATTTTAACCAAGCAAATTATGCCTACAAGAAAAGATTATTTTGAGTTGCTGTCATTTGACCAACAAGATAAATACAAGTCCGAATATAATCGGCAAAACAATAAGCCAAGTTTTGAAGAATTTCTAAATGATAAATGCTTTTCTATAAAGCAATTCTTATCTGGCGGGTTTGTTTTTGATTTAAGCCAAGAGGGTTATTTCTATTGGTATAATCTATCAAACGAGAATATGTGTTTGCCTAATTGGGTAAACGTATATTATAATGATGTTGACTTACATAATCCAAACAAATGGGTAATCAAGATTGGGTGCAAGCATTTTAAGTTGCCTAATAACTTTGCTGATTCAATAGCAGAAGATTTGCTATTGAATAATTTGATAGGAAGTTACATCGTTGTAAGAGAAGAGTCAAAGAATATATTTTTTGAAGCAGATTTAATTTAGAAGTTATGAGAATTATAGTTGATGTAAATCCATTTACAATGGTTGCCAAGATATCGGCAAAAGTTAATAAGGTAGAAGAACGTACGGAAATCACTTGGTCTCCGTACGATTTTGGGAATGTTTGGTACACCTTTGGATTAGGTGGTAAAACATACGACATACTATTCTCTTACGAGGGGGCATTGTCAGTTGTAGTAGAAGATGCCGAAGATGGCACAGAGCAGTCAGTTAAATTAGAAATCTCTTTAAAGTAAATGAGTAAGAAGCAAGTAACTACAGGGGAAGCACTGGAGTTTGTTTTATGTTTAATATTTGTAGCAGTTGTGTATTTTTTTATAGTTGTATACTAAACCAAATCAATATGAAATCAATTCAAATTATATCAGCGATAAGCTTTGTATCCCAAATGTTTGGATGCAGTTACACTGATGACCAAAACTTGAAGTCAGACCTATTGTTAATCGGTATGGCTTGTTTATTTACATTAATGTATTCGTCTCATTTAGTTGGGATTCAAAATAAAAACAAAATTAAAAATGAAAAATAAAAAGCATATCATTGAGGCAATTGCGATTTGTATTGTGTTGTCTTGCGTTGTAATTATTTATGTAAACAAAGTATTTAAGCAGAAAGATAAACCCAATGTTTCTTTAAGTAAAGAGAGGTTTGGAATTGTTACAAGCGAGGATATTTATATTGATAATATGGAAAAAAATGCGAAGTATACATCTCATGGAAGATTAATTACCAATGAATAATAACTATTATGGTAGATTTTAATTGGGATTTATTACAAACAAGTGATTACAAAGTAATTACAAGAGAGCGTCACGATATTATAATTGGGGGCATTAACATTAAAGCTAAAGATGGGCATCAGATTGTCGGTTGGATAGAAATAAGAGGTGCTTACGAGTCGTATGCTTGGGATTTAACAGGAAAATTATATGGGTGGCACGGAACTGACTACCCTTATGATTTATTTTTAACTAAAATTTAAACAAAAACTAAAATGGAAATTAAATTGCCAATAAAAAACATTCATATAACGGATAATATGACATTTGAGGACATTAAGAAAATATCTAAAATTCAGATATATGGTGATACTCATGATTTGTTAGTATATAAGCACGAGAATGAGTCAATGAGAAAAGAAACTATTTTTCATGGAGATATACATTCTGAATGGGATATAGATAAATCTATCTTTTTTGATGTAGAAATGGATGAGCTTGAAATAGTTGCAACTGCAATTTTAAAGCAAATAGAATTAATTAGGAGAAACTATTCGGAGCAGATTAAATTTCAAACAGATATGTGTAATTACGTTTAAACTAAAAGAATATAAACTTAACAAGCAAAAATAAATAAAATGGAAGAGAATAAAAAAGTAATTGGAAGCGTTGTTTTAGAAAGTGGTAACATCAAGCACATATACGCAGTGCAGAGTAGCCATATCAATACCAAAATATTATCCGTAGCGAAAAAATATGAACAACCACATATGTATAGGGTGTCATATAAATTGGGTAAAAATTTAGAGGAAATTGAGGGGACATTTGTTAAAGCAACAAAAGATTTTAGGACATTGGTGTTTGGGAGTTTTGATGAAACTAAAAAAACTATTGGGATTCCTATTAGTAAAGTTGTTTCTTGTGAGAGAGTATATAATGTGAGAGATTAAATAAATAGTATTATATTTGCGTGTTGAGTTAGTTATCTGATTGAGGGGTTAGATAACAAACTATAGGATTTAGTCCTATCCCCAAGATTCTTTCCCTCGAAGGTCTTGGGGTTTTTTTTTCGACAAATGGATTTAGAATTAGAGTGTCATCTAGCAGTAGTCAGATTAAAGTTAATTAATTGTCAGATAGAACTACAAGAGTATGAGTTTGTTATGCAGTATGCTATGCCAGAAATGGAATGTTTTGACAAATTATTATCCATTATAGAGAAGTTGATTTTAGATATAAAGTTTTTAGAAACCAAATTAAAAGAAGCATAAATGAGGTGGTACGCAGTCATCCCTAACGAGATTCTCTCGGATAAAGAGTTGTCTTCAAGCGAAAAATTATTGGTGGGAGTTTTGATTAGTTTATCTAATAAGACAGGGTATTGCTTTGCATCTAATCAATACATTTCAGATACATTAGGAATGTCAAATGTCTATGTAAGGTCTTTGATTAAGGAGTTAGAAAATAAGAAAATTATAGTTAGAGAAAATGTATCAAAAACCAATACTGAATTAGGTAGCAGAACGATACGTTTAGCGGATTTAAAGTTAATCAAGGAGGATTTACTTGTACAAGGGGGTGATGGTATAGCATCAGGGGGGGTGATGCTCGGCAAGCAGGGGGGTGATGCTATAGAAGCACCATATAATAAAGTTAATAATAGAGTTAATAATAAAGTAAATATAATATCCGATAGGTTTGAAGAATTTTGGGATGTTTACGGGAAAAAGGTGGGTAAGGAAAAAGCTAAATCTAAATGGCTAAAGCTAAAAGAATCTGATAAGGATGCTTGCCTATTAGCAATTCCTAAATACAAAACAGCAAGACCCGATGTTCAATTTAGGAAAGACCCTGAAAGGTATCTTACTCATCGAGTATGGGAAGATGAATTACCACAATCTAATTCAGTTCCTTTAACACAAGAAAATCAAACTAACACATCATACGAAATAACAATTCCAGAACAATGGTAAAAAAATCATCCCAAATTATTGACACAATGCTTGAGCAAGACTTGATAGCCTACTTGCTTGAGAATTCTCATAGTATTAATGAAGTTTCGAAAGTTATAACATCTGAATCCTTTACTGATCCATTGTTTAAGGCATCATTCTTTGCGATGGTTGACTTATCTTTAGATAAAGGTCTATTCACACGATTCGATGTATTTCGATTGCTTAAATCAAAGGAATCTGAATTAGGAATAAATTCTTCAAAGCTAATTTCGGTAATGCCTAATCGTTCTATCGATTCTATGCAAGTCGCATTTGCTTTAAAGGAGTTAGAGAATAAGAGAAGAATCTACGAGATGGCTGTTAGTCTTGTGTCGTGTATAGAAGATGGAGAAGAAGTTTCCACGATGACCACACTAATAGAGAATGGCTTAACGGATATGATTGATGCCTCCGCATCTAAGGAAGTTTATGGTATCGACCAAATCTATGATGAAGTAATTGCAAAAATGGAAGCTTCTGCTGGAAGTGAGAAAACTTTTAGTGGCATCGACACCGGATCCCGAAAATTAAATTATGCGTTGGGCGGGTGGCAAGAAGGTATGTCAATCGTATCTGCAAGACCATCGATGGGTAAGACTATAGTTGGACTTGACTTTGCTAAAGCTTGTGCTAAATCGGGAAAGAAGTGTTTGTATCTATCTCTTGAGATGCCGAAGGAGTCGTTGATTTACAGATACATTTCATCAGAAGCATTTGAATACAATTACTCTGACCTAAAGGCTAATCGGATTAAACCCGAAGATGTCGAGAATATTAAACGTTCAAAAGCAAGGGAGTTAAAGAATCTTCCTATTTACTTTTATGATTCCGATAACAGGGATGTCAATTACTTATCAATGATGATGACTGCCGAAGTTCGCAAGAATGGAATTGATATGATTGTAATTGATTATTTACAGCTTATGGGGGATAACCAAGTTAAAGGGCAAGATGATTTTACTCAAGTATCTAAAGTAAGTAATAAGATTCAGAAGCTAACAAGGAAGTTAGGCATCCCAATCATTTGTTTATCGCAGTTGTCAAGGTCGGTTGAGTCAAGGGCTAATCGCCAGCCTATGCTATCAGATTTGCGGTCATCGGGCAATATTGAACAAGATGCTATCGTTGTAATTGGATTATATCGTGATGATTATTACAAGTATGTTGACGCAAAATCTAATAACCAACCCGTTGCCCCTATGGATAATACGTTGAAGTTTATTATTCTAAAGAATAGGGATGGCGAAGTCGGAGATGTAAACAGATTTGTTGATGTTAAAACTAATCGAGTTGCTGATAGTGAAGAAGAACTCTTTCAGTTTACAAAGCCAGAAATATTATATCAGAATTCTGTATTAAATATTATGCCAAATGATTTTTCAAACGAAACAATAGCCCCATTCTAATATGACACCTAAAGAAAAAGCAGAAGAAATTTATGATAAATGCCTAAATAAAATACAAGGATTAGAAGGCATAGTATGGTGGGAATCTGCCAAACAATGTGCATTAATTACAGTAGATGAGATATTAAATAATGATTATCCTCCATTTGAGTTTGAATCTGATTTTATGTACTGGAATGAAGTTAAACAAGAATTAGAAAAGCTATGAGCATACTAAAGAAAATGAAAAAGAAATGGTATGCTTTAAACTCGCATCGAATAGATGAGATAAAAGACCAAAAGGCGGGAGAAGAATTAATGAGAATTGTTAAAGAATTAGACAACCATATAAAACAAAAATCAAATGAAAAAATATAGAATAATAGAAATTAAAGAGCCAGATATTATAAAAGTTTCTGAAATAGGTTGTTTGCCTTATATGCGTCAAATAGGCTACAGAGTGCAGTATAAAATTGAAGAGTTAAAAGAAATAAAACTTTTTCCTTGGGGTAAAAGAAAAGAATGGGTTGATATTGGAAACTATTATGAAAAAATAGAACACGCTGAATTTGATATTAAATTTTTTCAAACAGAATCAGTTAAAACTATAATAAAAGAATACTAATGGCAAATAAAAAAACAGCATTACAACGAGCAATACTCGTATTAAAGAAAAGACAATGGCTTTATGAAGGTGTTGATGATGAGATGGCTTCGGTAATAGAGGAATGCATTTTGGGTATCGAGAACTATCTTGATGTAGAACAAAAGCAGATTATAAAGGCATACAAAGATGGCATTGAAGATATGGCAATAGGTCAATACTATAAACCAAAACATTATTTTGAAAATAACTTTAAACAACAAGACAAATGAGAACAATAACTAAATCTGTAATTAATTTATCTGAAATACCAAAAGAATTACAAAACAATGAGCTATTGCTTGGACACAAGAAATACACTTTGATTGAATTTCATATCGATGATTCAGAGAATGATTTATTGACATTATGGTTACTTAATAGCTATCCAACATTAAAACGTAAGATTAGTTTTTTTATTTATATAGATTAAACAACAAGACAAATGAATGTATACAAAGAGTTAGCCAAATTTAAAGGCATCAAGTATTATGATGAGCCACATAAGTATTTTATAGGCGAGCAAGAACTTACATCAGGAACTGCATTCATTGGAGGGTTTAAAGAGAAGTTTGATTCTGAAGGTCAGTCAGTTAAGTCAGCCAAGAAGAAAGGTGTATCCGTAGAGGAAATACTTGCAGATTGGGACTTTAAAGGAGATTTTTCTAGAACTAAAGGAACTCTTTTGCATAACTATGCAGAGAATTATTGGCAAAATAAAGTGTTGCCACTTGACTACACTATTTATGATGAAAAGTTTGGCGAAGGCTTAATGAAAGAGAGGCTTGAGGAATGCATTAGAATGTTTCATAATTTTTATAATGAATCTAATTCAGCATTAATCCCTATTGCACTAGAGCTTGTGATTGGAGACGCAGAACTTGGAGTGGGAGGAATGGTTGATGGATTATTTTGGAATCAAAAGCACGGAGAGTTACAGATTTGGGATTATAAGACTAATAAAGAAATAGCTGAATACTCCAAGTATAAAAAGAGAATGAAGATACCAATCAATTTTCTTCACGATTGCGAGCTTGAAGGGTATTCAATTCAGTTAAATCTATATAAGTATATCATAGAAAGAAATACAAACTTAAAAATCGGCAAATGCTACCTTGTGCATATCCACGAAGAACAAGAGAAGTATAATGTAATCGAGTGTAAAGAGTACCAACATATTATTCAATTATTATTTGACTATAAAACCAAACAAAAATGAAAAAAATAATAGATCCCGTTGAAGATATAGTATCTGAAGCAGAAATTTCGGTTAGAGAAGCTTACCAAAGAGGATGGAATGATGGATATTCTGAATCTGGAGTAGTGCAAGATAAATTATCTGACCCACGCATTATATTAAAAGATTTTATCGTATTTATTAAAGGATTTAAGTTAGTTATATATGATAATGAAAAGTTTTTTTCTAATGGAGAACACGCTGTAACAGATGATTCTATTATATCTAATTTTTTATTACGATTTGACTATTACGATGAAGAATAATAAACCAAATTATAAAATGATAACTAACAAAACAAAGTTAAGCCTGATAAATGATGGCACAACGATTTCGGTTGAGTTTGACAATATTGACGTAGATTTAGACCAATATTTCCAAGCTTTCAAGACTCTATTAGTAGGAGCAACTTTTTCAGAAAAGCAATTTGATCATTGGATTATTGATGAGGCAGAATTATTGAGCGACAACGAGGATAATAATGAGCGATAAAGTTAAATATGTTTTACAAAACGATGCCTATTTGTGTAACACGTTTTATGTTATTTGTGGTAAAAATCCATCATTAAATGAGAAAATGTCATATAATGAGGGTAAAATTCAACAAATAGTGTAACAAAGTTAGGGCATAATTGTTACAGATTTTGGTATTAACCCTACATATATTGGACAAAAAGTAAAGCTACAGCTTGACAAAACAAAAATCAAATGACAAAGAAAATTAAATTAATGCATTACCGAAAAGGTAAAAACGTAGCACGGGTAGATTACAATAACTTAAAAGTTGAATTTTTCGAAGAAAATAACTATCATTACAGATTGTTAGGAAGCAATACAGATAGAATAGAATCTAATCTAATGTATAATGATTGGAAAAAAATATATCCGAAAGAGTTTGATTCATTAAAAGATAAAATTAATCTCAATATCCAATGATAATTAAAGAAGGATTAGACTTAAAATGTTTTATTCAAAACAATACCACATCAACTCTAAATGAATTATCTATAGGATATGAATTAGGGTCTTGTGATTTAGCAATAACTACATTTTATAAAATAGATGTAATATCCCCGCTTCCTGATCCGTACGATTCTTCAAAAGAATATACAGAAATTCATTCTGGAGGTATGGTTTTTATATGTGAATTAAATTATTTACAAGTTAAAAATCTTATCAAAAATGTTTCATCATTATCGGTATAAAAACATAAAGGGGTACGAGATAATATTATTTGGTCACATAATTCGTGCAGAAAAATATTATAAGTATGCCCCATATGAATTAGTAACAAATGAAATAAAGCATATTTATTTTAACGGATATTATATCTACGCAGTTAAATTATGGAGGAAGAGAAAATAGATTACTATAAAATTGCTATCGATTGGGGCAAGAACTATCTCTTAAATAACACAGAATCAAAGTCATTCAAATACAAAGTAGCAGAAACTATCTTAGATGATATTCATTTTGTTTCCACTAATGTATTTAGATTAGAAAATAGTAATTTAAGAGAGAGGCAAGCTTCATATCGAAGAATAAGGGAATTTAAAAGATTCCTTGAGAATAAGTAAAACTTATGTTGTTAAATTAATTGTTTTATATTATATTTGTCAAAACCAAACATAAAATGAGGAGATTATTAACAGACAACGAAATTCGTAATATGGTATGCTATTATGCTAAATGCCAATCGTTGAGAGATTTTATAGATGAGAAAGTTGTCCCTTCTCAATTCCATTATCAAAAAGTTAAGCAGTACACCAACCTTCTTATAGGAGAACTTGAAACGCAAGTCGATGTCGTTATGAAAGCTAACGGAGGCGAGGCTCAAGGGGATGTATTAGACCAATTTGTTAACGCATCTATTCAGTCTGACTATTTATTTGATGTAGCATTGAAGCTTGAAGGGATAGAGTATGATAAAAAAATAGAGTGTGCAAAAAAAATATCAGATATACTTAAAGAATATGGAATCGAATAACGAAAACATCACAACATTTACAGATAGCATAGTATTTGATACTATCAAAGACCTTGCAAGCAGAGCTGAGGTAGGCTTGAATAAGTATAACAAGACAATGGATAGGGAAGACTTAATTGCATCTGACTGGGTGCAACACGCTTATGAGGAGTGTTTAGACATGGCATTGTATCTAAAGCGTTTAAGAAAAGATATGCTTGCAATGGAGGAAGAATTAAGGGCATTTAAAACGCAGAATATGATTAAAGATAAATTGGAAGAAGAATTAGATAATAAAATTGGCACGAAAATTGTATACAATACAATACCGAAACCAAACAAAAAATATGCGTGGCATCATTAATAGTAGTTTTTCATAATTGTGTTTAAGGATTAAAAGTACCCTGCCTTGCGGGGTATTTTTATTTTAACTAAACATTTTGTTTTATAACATATTTGTATTAAATTTGCGTAACAATCACACATTAAATGAAAAAACAAACTTACATCGATGTGCTCTGCAAGGCGGAGGCTATCGCACAAGACCCAAAAAGTTTAAAAAATAATGGAAGATTTAAAATGCCCGTTCAACGTAGATTATCAAGGTTATCTGCAAGAATAGGATTTTTGAGTCAATTTGAAAAACCAAGTGAAGAGTACAATTATTAATCATTTAAAACCAAACAAAAATTATGGCACGATCAGATGCTTATTCGGTTAAAGCCGAAACTCCTGTTAAGAAGTACATTAAATGGTCTTCTAACAAAAAATGTTTCACATTCTATGACAAGAATTTGAAAGCCGAAAGGGATGTTAAATTACCTTTAACATTGATTTACTTTGATTCATATTCAAGTATCAAAGGTTTTAGTGACAAATCGCAATCATCTATTTATTCTAATGAAGTTAAGTCTACTAAGACTGAACCATTGGTTGTACGCTCATTTAAAGGTGGAGAAATTGTAAGCGGTCTATATCAAGACATTAAACTTAAAGTCGTTGAAGAAGGTGGTCATTACAATGCAAGTGTATATGCTATGCTTGAGGGAGAGATTATCAACATTGAAATGAAGGGTGCTGTGCTTCAACATTGGTCTAATTTTACAAAAGATAATTTCAATAAGTTTTTAAAAAATGAAATTGTAATTAAGACAGCATTAGATGCCAAGAAAGGTGCGGTTAATTATTCAGTTCCTGTGTTTACATTAGGAGGCGAGATTTCTGATGCCAATGGTAAACAAGGAGACATCTTATTTGATGAGTTACAAGCATACTTTGTAGCCCGTAAGGCACAAGGGAATGTAGATGACCAACAACATAATGTTCAAGCTGAAGAGCCATTATCTATTCGTCCACTTGAAGAACCAGTTTTTGAAACAGAAGATAATCCATTACCTTTTTAATATGTCGGAAATAGTTCAACTAAGACAATCCCCAATCTTCTCTGCAAATAAGTCAGAGATGGTTGGGATGGTTAATTCTTATTTAGAAGAGTTAGCATTTAATGGAGGAGAGCCATTAAAGGATTTGATTTTATGTAGGAAATATTTTTTCTTACTTGAAGAAATCGAAAAAGGATTGAAAGATTACGCAATGAGCGAACTGAAATCTCACGATGGAAGTGAAGCAGAGATGTATGATTCAGTACTTAAAGAAGTAGAGTCGGGAGTTAAATATGACTTTTCGGCAACATCTGCTTGGGTAGCACAAAAGAAAAAAGTCGAAGAAGAAGCATCTAAGTTAAAAGAAATTGAAGCTTTTATAAAAGGATGTAAGGCTAAGACAACTATTGTAGATGAACAAACAGGAGAGGTGTCGGAATATTTCCCTGCGTCAAAAACAAGTTCAACATCCATTCGTATAACACTTAAATAAAATGAATTCATTTAATCAAGTGTGGGCAAATATCCACCATCAATTAGAATTGACTCATCGAATTAAGATTGAGCAAGCAAAACTAAAGTTCAAATTAGAAAAAGAAAATGAAGAAAGACTTAATAAAAAAGCTAAGAGCTGAATTGGGGATGACTCTATCAGAATTTGCAAAAGCATCGGGAGTTAATTCATTTCAACAAATATGGTTATATGAATCAGGAAAAAGGCAACTTGGATACAATCTACTTAATCGTATTATCTGTACTCTTGCGTCTAATGGATACTTAGTTTCGCTTGATATAACTGTCATGATTAACGATAAAAAACTTTGATATGGAAGATGCAAGATTTGATAAGTTGTTGTATACAGACAAGGAACTTAGAGGGATGTTGGGGATTACTGCAAGGAAACTTGCTCATTATCGAAAGGAAAAGTTTATTGTTTATATAGATACAAAGCCAATTCGCTATACAAGGAAAATGATACAAGACTTTTTAGAATATGTTAACAAGTATCCCGGATCCCTAGTTTCTAAAAAATAATTAATGATTAATCCTAGTAATCTAAAACCAGCCGAAAGGCTAGATGAGATAATGGAACTCTCCAACAAGTACGGAGTAGTTTCCATTGTCTCTTATTTTTTAAATGAATTATCAAAAAATGCAAATCATAAAAGTTTTGCTGATGAGTGTTATTGGAAAGATGTAGAGGAAGAATTTAAATCAAGACTTAAATATGATATTTGACGAAGAGATTGACCAATTCGTTATTGTTTGGGAGGGGGTAGATTTATCCTTGAATAAATGGTATGCCAACAGGCATTGGTCTTTTAGAAATAAAGAAAAAGAATTTTGGTCTAACCTATTCTTAAAGTTGCTCCCTAAGAGAACAAAAAAGATTGACAAGTATATGATTACCCTATACTTTAATAGTCGCTTAGATGCAAGCAATACCGTGCCTATGATTAAAATTTTTGAGGATACGATGAAGAAATCTCATTACATTATTGATGACTCCAAGAAATTCTGCAAGGGCATATGTATTTTCCCCGATGAGGAACTTGGTAAAAAAAATTATAAACTAATCGTTCATATTATATCTTATGCTACTAAAGAAAGTAAAGCTTATCGCTCCTAATAATTATCAGCATACATTGTCTGAATTATTTATGAAGGAAGTCTACTCTACTAACAAGGAGCAATACGACAAAAGAAACCAAACACAAAGAAGTAAAGTCGAATCAGATATTTACATTGGTAAAATGGCGGAGTTTGCGGTATGGAATTTCCTTGTAAATCAGAGTAAGTTAGCGACATTCCCCGATATCGGAGTGTACCCTAAAGAATTGAAGTCATTTGATGCAGACATCACATCTGGCGATGTAAAGATTCACGTCAAGTGTTGTATGGAAGTGTGGGATTATCAGAACTCTTGGGTATTCCAACCTAATGATTCTTTATGCACATCTCCATCCGAAAAAGAATTCATCGCCTTTGTTATCTGCTCGCCCGATAAAAAGTTTGAAGCATATTTTGTTTTAGCTTCAAAAGTAATTGGGATGTATCGACCTCCAAGAAAAGAAAGTCTCGACAAGAAAGTAATTTACGAAGAAAATCTAATGGTATTAGAAGTATGAAAGTATTAGAATTGTTTGCCGGATCCCGTTCAATAGGTAAAGCTGCTGAAGAATTAGAGATGGAAGTATTCTCATCTGATCTCTTACCATTTGATGGGATAGATTACGCTTGTGACATCAGAGAGTTTGATTTAGCAAAGCTACCATTTGTTCCCGATGTAGTATGGGCATCCCCGCCTTGTACGGCATTTTCTGTTGCCTCAATAGGCAGACATTGGAAGGGAAGTAAGAAAGGCTCTTATGTGCCATTTACTGACTCCGCAAGACTTGGCTTAGAATTACTTGATGCAACACTAAAAGTAATTGAGCAGATTAATCCGAAGTTTTTCTTCATTGAAAATCCACGAGGATTAATGAGGAAGATGCCTCAGCTTGAGCACTTTTATAGGCACACAGTTACTTATTGCCAGTATGGGGATACGAGGATGAAGCCTACAGATATTTGGCACAACCAAGTGTCGTATCAACCAAAGCCACATTGTAATAATGGAGACCCTTGCCATACTCCTGCACCAAGAGGTTCGCAGACAGGAACACAAGGATTAAAAGGAGCTTATAATAGAAGTAAAATACCACACGAGTTTTGCTTAGAAGTAATGGAGTTCTGCAAGAAACAGAATGAAACTTATTTACTTTTTCCCGCCACGAGACCTTTTATCGCCCGCTGAATCTGATTTAGAGCCTCTGTTTACGGAGGCTTTTTTCATTACAATCCCTTTGCTAGTATGTGATGCGTCCTTACCATCTCCGTTGCCATAAGTTCCTCGCTCACGATTAACCTTAACTAACTCAACACGTTTAGCCCGTTGTTCAGGCTTCTTATTGAATTCTTTATTGTAAGCATCTTTCTTTGCTTTGGCTTCTGGATTACTTGCGTAATACTTGGCAGATTTTTTCATACCACTATCAACTTTTATGATTTTGAGCTACTAAGTTACAAATTTTTATGAAATCTTTTTGACTAAATGTCCACTTGGCGAAGTTAATATCTTTATGAAGTAGTTGGATATTTCTTTTAATGTAACCCTTGTCGTTGTTAATCCTGTCGATTGACACCATCCCATTCTCTGTATCTGTATTGAAATCTAATGGGAGACCCGACAACGCACACTTCCTATCTTGCTTAACATAAATAGACCAAATGTATTTAATATCAAACTCAAACTCTCTACCCTTTTCTAAAGCCTTTCTTTTTTTACCATCAAACCAAGAAATTGGAATTTCCTTATACTTGCCCTTATTATTTTTACCCGATTTATTATGACAACTGATACAAAGCGAATTATTTTTGGTCGCCCTTCCTAGTTCATACTTGGTGGTATAATATTGTTTTTTACCACAAGACTGACAGAACTTAAAGAACTCAGTTACTTTCATTTACTTTTTTTATTCTTTGCGGCAAAGTTTCTTGCAGCTTCTACGCTGCCAAAACCCCAAGCCTTTAAAGCTAATGCCTTTCTCGTAGGTTCTCCGTTAGGCTTCTTCATAGGACCAGCCATGCCCGCAAACCTAGCTGCAAAAGAAACCCTTCTAGGGTTAGTCCCCTCCTTAACAGGAGCTTTTAGATGCCCACCTGTCTGAGCATTGTATGAGGCTCTGCCCTTTGCATTTAAGCCTCCCGCCTTGTTTTGACCCTCCTTGCGAGTCCAAGCACCTGTTGCCATATTATTTCTTCTTTGCAGTCTTAGCCGCTTGCTTAAATTGCTTTGCAGTGGGAGCTCCCTTGCTGCCTACCTTTCTCATTGTTTCGCCTGAGCCTGCTTCGATACGCTTTCTTTTAGCGTTAATGTTCGCATATAATCCGTTCTTCATATTACTTAAAAGTTAGTCTGTATAACGTTTGTTCAACCAAACCATTGATCTCATCTAAAATGTTTGATAACGCAGTATTTCCTAATACACACATTCTAGCACCACCTGAAATATAATCTTTAAATGAAGATAAAAATGCAACAGGAGCTTCCATTGTATATGGTTTAACCTCTAAGTCGCATCCCATCATAATACGTCCATAACATCCTTGATATGCTTCAATGAATTTATCCATTAAGTCGTTAAATCCTTCGTAGAACTCACCCATTGCCTCGTGTTCTGCAAAAGAACTTGTTTGCCAATGGAATACCTTTGCTTGAGCAGATGCTTCTAACATCTCGCACAACAATTCTTCTTGAGGGTCTTCTACTTCTCCTGATTCAGATGCAGGTTGTGAGTAGTCACTCATTAAAGTACCAAACGCTTGTGAAGCTCTTTTGGCTTTTTGCATTTCTATTATACTTGCCATAATATTATTATTTTCTTAAAGTTACAATTATTTTTTCTTTTTCATATGCTTAAACATTTCAACTTGTTTTTCTCTTTTTTCTATTCCCGCCTTTGTTTTAGCAGTACCTAAATTTCTTCCCGTAGTTTTTGAGACTAACTGATAGCCTCCTTTGATTTTTTTTATCATTTCTTTATTTTTCTTTAGATTTTAATTCTTCGTAAATTTTTCTAACATTTGAATTCAAAATTCCAAATCTTCTTAAATCCTTTCTATATAATTCCATATTAGGGATTTCATTTGTTTTTTCAAATTCAACCATTATTTCTGCTTTAGCCCTTGCGTCTGGAGCAAATGCCATCGCAAAATAATCAGGTTCGTAAATTTTATACTGAATCTTATCTTTTTTCTTTAGATTCAATGCATAGTTTTGAATTCCTTGAACATATTCTCTTCCTTGACTTTTAGCATAAACTCTAATATCATGCATAGAGACTCCATCATCAACCATTGATTTTATTTTATCATGCATCATAAATAACTTATCTGATTCCCCCATTTTAATTTTAGCATATTCTGGGTTATCATATCGTATATCAGGATTAGTAGTTCCTTTAAAACGGTCTTTAATAGCATCTCCAATTGAACTCGGAACAGATGTCCAAGCATTTTCTTTATTAAATTTTGAACGATAAGATTCAGGCATCTCCGTAAACTGATTAACCGATTTATCTATTAATGAATATCCCATAGAAATAAGTGGGTTAGTCAATGGGAATATGTCATCAGCAAATTTTTGAGCTTTTGCTGGAGATAATTCAACTCCTTTTCCAAAATCCGTAGCCGCAATTGCTTTCCAAAATTCAGCAACATTTTTATTTTTAACTCCTTCTAAGAAAGGAGATGTTTTACGATTTTTATCTTGCTCAACAATTTGTTTGCTTCTCCAAATATCATAATTAAAACCATACTCAATCATACCTTTAGCTACAGGTGGCAAAATGCTACCAAATCTTGGAGCAAACATATTTGAAGTTTCTTTCCAAATACTTGTCCTTTCTTGCCATTTCTCAATACGCTTAGGGTCTTGTAAAACTTCTTTTAAGTAAACTCCCTCTGCAATATGTTGGAATCTATTCAAAAACCATTTAACAGTTGGAGGAACAGCTACTTTAGTGTATCCTCTTGTGCCATCTGCATTTTTGTAAGTATTAAATATAACAAGGTTGTTTATGATATCTCTTTGAACATCATCATTATCATAGTCGCCCGCAGCAACCATCATATTATACATTGTCACCGCCATTACAAACAATCCAGCACCACCAATCTTCTTCCCAAATTCAACTTTATTATTAGAAATATAAGAAGCAGAGATTTTAGATACTTGCATCATTACATTAAAGTACGGAGCAAATCCATCCAACCATTTAGATGAAGTACCACCTCTATGGTAATCCATAGCCGCTCTTGATTTATATGCAGCTTCGGTTTTAATTTTCTCTAAATCTTCTTCTCTTGCTTCGAATCCGTTTTTCTCATAATACTGATCAACTAATCTATCTTTAACAGTTTGATATGCATTTAATTTAGATGCTAGTTCAGATATATTACCAAATGTCCCCAATCCGTCAACAATTTTACCCCAATTACCTTCCATTTGTGGAGAGTATTCACGAGTTAAACTCATCATAAGACCTCCTGTTTCTGCAAATTCGTAAATTAAATTGCTTATTTCAGACTTGTCTCCTAAATTAAATTCAGCAGCAGTTAATCGCTTTGCCATCTCAAGAGTTCCCATCATTGCTTGCTGATATCTTTCGGCAATTGTTCCTTCGTAAATATCTGTTAAATGTATTTGAGATATTACGTCAATAGGAATGTTGGTAATAGGGAAAGCTACGTTGATACCTGTTGCAAAGGTTTTCATTATCCCTGCACCTAACCATTTAGACCAAAATTTATATTGCTCTCCTTTAAGGTCACGCATTTCAATGTCATTGAATTCGTCTGCTAATGGTGTCTCTTCTGTATTCTTTAATTGGAATGCATATTTTTTACCATCAACCTTATAAACCATGTTTATAAAGCGATTGTCTGTAGGAGCAATGAATTTAGGAGTACCATCTGAATCTAATTTAATAGTCCCGTCTTTGTATTTTTCATATTCAGCTTCTTTGATAAACCCGTAATTAGCTAATTTAGAATCTTCAGCAAGAGCTTTCAAAGCTTTATTTGTTGAAACACGAATCTCTGCTGTAACAAGAGCTGATTGTAATAAACGAGCTGAGTCAGCATCAAGGTAATCCATATCTCCGCCACTAATCTTCTTTAATTCATCTGAACTAAGCATAGATCCTCTATTTACAAACGAATTAGATTGTAATGGAGTTTCTTTTACCATGTTGCCATTTGCATCTTCATACAACTGACCATAAGCAAATCTTAAAAAGTTTCTTGGCTGATAATCGTAATCTTTGAACATCTCATAAGTAGCTTCAGTAATCAAACCGCTATCTAATTTATATTTCAATAAATCACTAAACGCTTTAAAGTATGTGTCCGCTCTTTTATTAAATTCAGCGTAAGCCTCTACCCCTATCTTTTTTTCTAATTTAGCAAGTGATGCTTCAGCAGACTCTTTATTAGAAACTATTTTCTTATTCTTGTCATTTACATCATTATGCTTCCCGTGTTCTGGTCTTTCTTTAGTTTTTGCTTTTCTCATCAATTTAGCCAAATCATTTTTCAATGAATTGATAGATTCATTAGCAATTGCTTTTTCTTCAGAAGTCGATTTAGGATTAGTTATGATAGCATTTTCATCTTCAATCTGTTGCTTAACCGCATCCGCTTGCTCTAATAATGCATTACGCTGATTATCAAAGTTGGCATCAATTGCAATTACTCTTCTTAATTGAGTAACGCTATCTACTATAGCAACTCCATTTTTATTAAGACCGCCATATATCTCTTTACGATATTTACCAAATTTAAGTTGAGCAAATTGAGATGCACCCGCTTTATTATACATCATCTGCATAGCGTATACCATCTCAGCCTTTTCAAGTTCTTTTCTGATATTTACATTACGCTCAAACCATTGCTTATAAAGCCCCAAATATTTACTATTAAGGAAATCTTTATTAAACCATTTAAGGAAACTATCATTTTTACGAGCTTCCATAGAGGCACGGGCAGACTGAAGTAAATCAATGTCTATTAAATCAGCTTTGTCAACTCCTGTTTTTGCACGAATAGTTTGTTGCTTTGTAATCTTAATTGCATTGGCATCGAATACAACATAATTCATTAACCCATCTTGTCTTCCTCCTTGAGCATAATATGTAGGAACTCTAATTCCATCAACTCCAGCTTGCTGTAATAACCAAGAAGCCATTTGTTGTGCTGTAGTTAAAAAATTATCTCCAGATTTATTAGCATAAGGCATAGATGCGAATCGATACTGAATAGATTCATACACATCAGACCCATTTTGAGACAAGAATTGCAACCCCTTACCTCCTCCATTATATTCGTTTAAAATAAAATTAATTACACTTAATGAGTCTTTAGTATATTGGTCTTTATAAGATAGCATCTGCATTGCCCTTTGCATACTTAAAAGCCCCGCAAACGCAGTTGTTGCTGCTTGTTGATTATAAGGACCAGAACGATGCCAATCAAACCATACTCCATCACTAACTCTTTGCCCTGTAACGTGAGCTGTATAATGATTTCTTTCTCCGAATGCATTATACAATTTCTCTCGATTAGATTTTGAAATACTTAATCCAAGAAATCCTTTATTATCTTCTAAGAATCTTTTCCAATCTGCAAGTCTTGTATTTGGATTCTGCAATATTTTATATGCTTTTTTCTGCAAATCCTTTCCTAAAAAATCAAGGTAATTTAATCTATTCATTTTATTCCCTTGATTACTCATAGCATATGCATTAGCAACATCAAAGTCTTCACTTAAATAGATTCCCCAACCATACGCTTGAGCACCTTCTCCTGTTCCAATTTTCTGATTATTAAATCGGGCAAAACTCCAAGGGGATCCGTGATAAAGGATTCTCTTTTGAGATATGAATTCTACTTTATTGTCAGAACCATCTGTAACTTCTTCCTCAATTTCTTTTGAAATTACTTTCTCAGAAACAGGCATCATTTTATAATTAGCTTTTGCTATCTCAGACTTTGCCTCCTCTGTTGGAGCAAAACCAATTCCTTTTGCCACATTTGTAGCTACATTAGGGGCTTTTGGTCTTAACAACCCTTTAGGAGCAAGATATTCTTTTTTGAATTTAGACTTAACTGTGCCTTTTAAATCAGAGTATGTTCTTGTTTCAAAGGACTTATCACGAGATTCTTTTTCATAGAACTTATCTTCAGTATAGATATCTCTAACCATTTGATCCCTCTCTGCTTCAGTTAATTTATTAGGGTCTATTTCCGATTCTGGCTCTGCAAATTTTGCAAAGTTTTCGTTTACTCCATATAATCCATCAAGAGTGAAATGATTAGTACCAGCAAGTTTAGCATTAAACATATCGTGAACAATACCTTTAGATTGCAACGCTTCAATTTGGTCGTCACGTTCTATTCCTTCTGGCAATACATCTAATTCAAATCCACCTACTACATACCCTCCTTTGTCATTATTAATTAAATCATCGGTTAATATTGTATTATCTCCGTATTCTTTAAGGAAATTATAAAAACTATAATCAATTTTATTAAATGCTATTTTACTATATCTTGTCCCGACATCAGTTTTTGTGCCTGAATTTTTAGGTAAAATCCCAAGTCCAATAACTTTTCTTACATCGAATGTAGTTTTGTCAATATATTCTTGCTGCAAATCCGCTAATACTTTTTCAGACATATTAGGAGTAACCTTATTGAATATATCAATTATTTGCTGTCTTTCTGTTTTATTCTTTGCTACTTTGCTAACAGTTGTACTTGTATTGATAAAATTAGCAATAGCTTCCTTTGATTTAATTAAATCCTCTTCACTTGTATTTGCAATTTGAGATAATCCTCTGAATAAATATTTTACTCCGTAAGCATTATTGATTGCAGTAGAGGGATTTTGAATCATAATTAAAACTGCAACTTTCCCTTGTCCGTAACTATTAAATGCAGCAGTATATGTACTTTTTACTGTACTTACATTTAAACTTGCAAATCCAATTCCATCTTTTACGTTCTGAGCATTTAATGAAAATCCAAATCCTCCAAAGATTGGCTCTCCTTTGCTGTCAACACCGTATCCTGTAGCATCACTTGTAATAATAACAACTCTTCCATTATATTTCTCAACAACATCGTTAAGGCTCATAATAGGATGAGATACAGTCTCAAGCATAGGAATAGTTTTAGGGAATTCATAATCCCCTATACGTTTTTCGTTTATTTCATCTAACGGAGTATAATCAATTTCAGATGGGAATGGTATAGCAATACCTTCATCATATGTCTGGTCCGAAGATATCTTTTGACTAATCTCATCCGATGAAGCAGTTACACCTTCTTTAGTAAATTGCTTTGTGAATTCCATATTCACATCTGTTCCTTCTCTTAAAGATTTTGCAAATGATTCAAAGAATTTAGCAAGTTCTTCGGTTGAATTTGTGGTAGCACCTACTTTGTCAGCAAGCTCCATTAGTAACTTATTATTAATCTTAGCAGCGTACTTTTTAACAAGCTCACGAAGCCCCAATATAAATTTTTGACCAATTGAGCGATTTAAAGCAAAGTCTACTTCAACAACAATATTTTCTCCCGCCTCATTTACTTTTGAAAATGATAATCTTTTAGCAGTAAGTACCCCAAGTAATTCAGATAAGAATTCTTCTGCCATTACATTTTCTCCTTTTTCTGCATATAGATTAGAGAAGTTTTGTAAGTAAGAAAGTTCAGCCTTAGAAAGCATCCCTTTTAATTTATTAACCATCTCAACAAATGCTGCTGGGTCAGAATCTCTTATAAACTTAACTGCTTCGTGGAATATCTCATGAGGAACAGTTGCGTCATCTGCAATAGATATGTTGATATGAACAACACCACTATGCTGTAATCCCATTGATCCTTTAGCAGCTTCTCTTGCCCTTTTAGCAGTAAATCCTTGAGCAACAAGCCCCTTTGCCATTTTCTTTTCACTATCATACAATATGATTTGAGCATTTGGGCTAAAGCTCTTTAATGCTTTATAGTAATTAGCAAAGCGTGATTTTTGATTAGGAGTAAGTTTTCCTAACACTTCATTACCTTGTACAGATTCAATATCTTCGCTAACAGAATATCCTTCATTGGATGCCTTAACTAAAGATTGTCTTGCTTGAACCGCTTGTAAGTAGGAAACAAGTTCATCATTATTAGTATTAAACGTTTTCTTACCCTTTGTATCAGTAATTGTTGCTGAAATCAATTTCCCATCTTCATCACGTTTAATTTCACCAACCTCTAATGTGCCTTTAATTTTAAATGGCTCATTAGATTTGTTTTCGCTTTCCGATTTATAGGCAAATGATTTACGAACAGGAGCCATAGTTACATCTCCATTTTCATCAACGCTTGCTCTCAATGAAATATTTCTACCATCTTCAGTTTTAAACTTAAAAAGTTCTCCTTCGAATCTATTATTACGCACTTTCTTTGACCTCTCAGCCCTTAACTCTGAGTTAGTGGTACGATTGGGTGTTGCGTCTGCTTCTGTCAGCAATTTGCCATTCTTTGTAATCTTATCATAAGACTCTAATGAATCTAATCTAGAGTATACATCTTGCAATACATAGTTTCTTTCTTGATTAGTTAATTGGTCATCAGCAATAACGCTCGCCTCTAAATCATACAAAGAAGAGGTAGCTTTATTTACTTCATTAATGTCAACTAATTCCCCTGCTTGAATACTGTCAAGTAGGTCTTGATTATTTTCTGTAAATCCGAGATAGTAGTTATTTTCTGTCAAGTAATTGGCAGCTTTCTCTCTTGATAGTTTTTGTTGTTCCTTAACCGCAGCAGAGCTTCTTGAGTATATTGCATCAATATTCTCTTTCATTATAGCATCTACCTTAGCTTTCTTTTCTTCTATAATAGCATTTGAAGCTGCGACTAAACTTTCATCATGAAGTTCTCTTTGCGAGTCTTCTTCTGATCTAATTTCATTTAATGTATTAATTACTTCTGCCCGCTTGTTTACATTTTCAATATCAGAAATTAACCGATAGTTGTCATATGTTGCACCAGCATTAGAATCTCTAATATCTTTAATTTTATTAGCTGCTGATTCTCGAATTTCTTTTGAAAAACTTTCATTGTCTGCAACTTCTTTGTAACGCTTAATAGATTGTTCTTGCTCAGAAGTTAATTTTACCCGTGAAGCCCGTGCCGCTATACCACTAACTACTCCACCAGAAGCAGCTCCTAAGACAAATGCATCTATAGAACTTTGAATTAATTTATTATACTCTGCGGGATCAAATTTATTATCAGCAACTCTGTCTATTACAAAACTACCAACATTAGCAATTATTTCTTCTACCCCTTCTTCATTAGCTCCAGCAAATGCTTTCTTAACAATTCCTCCATATCCACGAATAAGGGCTTCTTTTGTAGCTTCTTTCCCTTCCGAAGAAATTATCTTTCTTAAACTATTAAATGCTTCTATATCTGTTCTAAATATAGTTTCTGTTAATCCCTCAACAATACCTTTACCTATTGATACTAAAGCATCTTTCCCTGATATCTCTCCATCTTTAGCATACTCTTCTCCTAATGAAGCTCCCGCTCCCATTAATCCTGCTCCCGTAAATACGGCTCCAGCGGATCCTCCCGTTAAACCAAGTGCTACAATTTGAGGCATTTGTTGAAGAGAACTTAACCCAAGATTAATAAACGCATCTCCTACTTTTCCTTCTTGAAGTAATTCAGTAAATGTTTTATCTACGTCTGCGTTAGCAATTCCATAGTCAGTCTTAGCTTGCCTCATAAATGAGTTACTAACATTTTGAAGAGTTTGAGCTTGTTCATACAATGCACCAGCTACTCCTTCTGACGAGGCTACCTTTGTGTTAACTTGGTCTTCTTTGCTAATTAAACCTTTTGCACGAGCTCCAATATTTTGCATGAAATCTGCTGCACCACCAAGAATATTTAAAGCGGTTGCTCCTACTGTTCCTATCCCTCCTGATATTAAAGACTCCACCATTGGGAGTGTTCCCGTTTTATCTGCAAGAAAAGAATATCCTCGTGTAGTTATATTTGATGACAATAAATTTGATGTAACAATATCATCAATAGCCGCACGTTGCTTTAACCCTTTTTGATAAGCCAATTTTTCTTCGGCTGTCATTTCATCCGAGTCTCTATCGTAAATTCCTTGTTTTTTAGTTAACTCTTGAGCAAAAGGAGCTGTACCTAACCCTGAATGGATAGGTTGTGCTTTTGAAAAATAATCTGCAATATCAGAAAATAACCCCCCAGAATCTTCCTGCCCAGATAATGCCGTAACGTCTTTTTTTTTTGAAATAGTTTCGTACTTCGAAAAGTCAATACTACTTAAATTAGAAGAAGTATCAGTAGAAGGCTTAGATTCACTAACGTCCCCGTATTTTGAAAAATCTATTGGTTGAAGCCGTTGTTTAGACATCTATTTTATTAGTTTAAATTAATATTTTAAATTTACTTATTATTAATCAACATATTTGAGATCTTTTGCCCCATAATCAGCTATCATTTTTGCCTCTGCTGCTTTAGTAAAACCATGCCTTATATATAAAGTTTTTGTTGCTTTATCATATCCTTCTGAAGGTTTAGGAGCTGGCTTAGGTGTTGCGGGATTAGGAGTCTTCGGTTGATCAGGTGACGTAGGTTGCCCAATTTCAACAGAATTGAATCGATTATATCTTGCTTTTGCATTTTGCCCTTTTGCTTTTGATAAAGCTGGTCCATTAATAGCTGAAATAAAATTCTTGTATGTTCTTGAATCCCTTGATATAGTAATTTCTGTTTGTTCCCCTAAATCTTCTGCTGCCCATTTCCCTTCAATTCCTTTTGGAGCTGGTCTTCCTTTTAATTTATATTTTTGAGTTGCTGCATCATAAGACAAATCTGTTGCAACAAATGGAGTCATTTTACCATAAAGATTAACAGAATTAACTTGAATAGATTGCCCAAAATTTACATTTTTTTCGTTGCCCTTTACAGTAATTCCCATATTCTCTAAAGGAGATGAACTACTAATTGTTTCTTCTGTAAGTTGATTAGCAAGCCTTTCGCCTTTTGTCCTTTCATTAATTAACCCAATATTAGCAATTGATGTTCTATTTTCAAGGGATTGTTTAGTAGGCAAGTTTTCTACCGTAAGTTTAGATTCTTTTGCTTTATTCTCTTCTGTTACAGTTTGAGCCGCAGATTTAGTTTCAATATTCTTCTGAATGGTATTATTTCCGTTAACGTAATTTTTGAAATAAGAATCAAATAGTTGTTCATCTGATTGAAATACAGAATGATCTCCCATTTGTTTTTTAATTGCTTCAATTACAGTTGAACCACCAGCATTTATAAAATCTTGATATTTTGAATTTGAATATGAAGTCATTTTAGGAGTTCCATCGGGATTAACCGCAAGAGTTCCATCTGCATTTTTAGCTTGAACTTGTGCTGGAGCGGTAAATTTACTAGTAGTAGGGTCTAACACATATTCAGATATTTTTTTTCCTGCAATTCCGTATGTAGCCCCATCCTTGCTATATGTTTGCTCATATGTTTGAGTTGGAGCAATACGAGAAGCCATATCATTAAATACCTTTGAAGTATTAACATTTTTTTGATAAACAGCTTGCATCTGTCTTCCCATATCTTCGGCAGAAAGATTTTCTGGGTTTAAGATTACGCTACGCATTCCATCTAATGTAGTACCAAGACTAAGTAAATCATCTTTAGTTGCTAAAGCAGTTTGAGCCATCTCTTTATACATTTGAGTGCCCGCTTCAATAGCTGATTTTCTGTTTTTAATAGTGCTAACTTTATTACGAATTCTACCTATTTCAGAATAATCTACTTTGCCATTCTTGATTATGCTTTTAGCAGCATCGTCTAATAATGAAGTTGTTTTAGATGTAATTTCCTCTTGACCATATTCGCCTAACTTATCTGTTAAAGCATTAATATTCTCAAAAGTTTTTTCTGCTATATTATAATCGTTCTGTTTTTGAGCAATAATACCCGTAAAGATATTGCCAAGTACAGCTTGTGTTTGACTTGCTGCTTTGTTAATACCTTCCGTTGGATTAAATAAATAAGACTCTGCCATTTTATTTTATTTTAACAATTTTATGAATTAAAAAGGCTTCCAGCCATGCTAGCTCCTTGCATATCTTGCCATCTTATAGGTTTCCCATTAGTCTCTGCTAAACCCATCATTTTTTGCATATCATTGGTTTTCATATTTTGCATACCAATTTGATTTAACCCTGAACTAAATGTTCCAAGTATACCCGCTCCTGCATTCCACATTGATTGATGAGCTTGGTCAATAATTCCTTGAGCTGTCATTTCAGATTGAAATCCTTGCTGATTTAAAGCCATTCTGCCAGATAAATCTTGCCCCATTAAACCAAGCATACCTTGTTGATTTGCTTGTTGAGAAGCAAATGATCTATATCCCTCCATTGCTTTTCCTGCAGCTAATTGACCTAATGAACTAAGGTTAGCCATTCTTGTTTGTCGCTGATCTTGAAGCATATTTTGTTGCCCCTCAGAAATAATTCTACCTTTTTGTGCTCCAACATTTTGTTGCCCCATCAATAATGATGTAGCCATATCTGCACGAGAACCACCTAATTTACCTGTAGCTTGTACAAGATTAGCATACCCTTGGTCGGCTTGGTCTAAAGCAAATTGGTCAAGTGCAGAACGAGTTGCACCAGAGGCTTGAACTTCATTCATACTTGCCTTATCAGCCATCGCTTGATAGGCTGTAGTATCAGCTTGGTAGGTTGGAGCAGCTTTTTGAAAAGCCATCATTTGTGCCATTTTCTCATCCCAACCAGCTTGCTGATTACGATTAAACATTGACACTTGATTCTTTTGATTTTCAGCTCGTTTAATAGCACTATTTGCACCAATCATGCCAACAATTCCACTGGCTATACCACCTACTGCTCCAGCAATTGAAAACGGATCCATATATTATTAGTTTTACGAGTGTCCAGATACGGGAGCAATCTCAACATCAATTGAGTTAATCCTCATATTCTGGCTTTTATCTTTTAAAGTTACAACAAATTTATTTAGATAGCCAACAATATAGTCTCCTTCTATGATAGCATTAGGCACTGCAACTCCACCTCTTTGGCTATTAGCATCTCTTAGAATATGAGCATATAAGCGATTATCTTCCATTAAAAAGTTTGATTCAACTAAACTAGTTGCTTGACCATTTTCATTTGTAATATCAATAGTAAGTAAATTAGATTTAACATAATTAGTTGTTACACTCCAATCTACTACATTCATATCATGAGTAACAGATACATTTAATGGATGAATAGGTAGTCTACTGTTTAATGTAAATGTAATTGAACCATTGTATTCTGTGCCAAACAAATGGTTATAGTCATTTGTAGTTGTATTAGCAATTGGCTTATACATAACACCACTTTTAAATAATATTATCTTATCCCCATAACTTTCAGCAAAATCACTTTTTAAATTATATGATTCAGCAATCCATCGTTTAAGATTATCCGAATAGCCAGCAGATGTTGTATCAGAGCCAATTGCTACATAACACATATTATAAAACGGGTCATATGAAAAATTAGCTACACCGGATTTGGCTAGAAAATACGAACGCATATAAGTATCACTTACTATTTCTAATCCATCAGGGGTATATTTAACCACTTTTTTATTAAAGTCATCCCACCACCATATATTACCTTTATAGTTCATTACAGAGGTTTTATCAAGCATCCCTAGGTTATTACCAAAGTTTCTGATAGTACCAATCATATTATTCGTAAGGGCATATACTGAAGAATTATTTCCTTGAGATAACTCTTGTTCTCCCATCATAATATATGCCGATTCTTTTTGGCACAATACAAGTAACATTGAGCCATTCCCTTGTAAACGTGACGCTCTTTCCAATCCAGTTATTTCTCCATTTTCAATAGCTACATCATTTGAATCTAAAGCAAAAAATGAACAAGTATTATTAATATTGGTACCTGATACATAGTTACCTCCGTAACGAATAGTATTAGTTCTTCGTGTCGATACTGAAGAAGTAGATATTATAGATGGTTTCCCCGCAGATGTATTCCAATATTTATTTGATGTTGCATTAGATATTGAACGAATAAGATATTTTGTATTAGTAGTTGATACTGTAGAATTGTTATCGTAAGTAGTAATTACCTTTGGTATAGTTCTATTGCCGTTTAATGTAATATTTATACCATAAGTTGAGCTAGATGTTTTAGATATTGTTATCTGAGAAGAAGAAACATCGCCTGTAGATATCAATGATAAAGCCAATTCAATATGAAATTTATCATTTGCTTCAAAAGGTTTTGTAATGCCCGTATTAAGTTCAATAATTTGTGTAGCTAATGCAGGTTCTGTTGTTCCTCCCGAACCCGTATCAGATGTTAATGTTGCTTGAGGGAAAACATCAAAACTTTTACCTATTTTTTCTGAAGCTACATCATATTTATTTGTTGTATTATTATATGGTGTTCTAAATACTTGTGCTTTTAAAGACCAAGTTGCACTACCACCTGCTCCGCCACCATTTAATATAAGTACTTTTGTAGCCGTTAGATTATACACAACAGTCAATCTATTTGTTCCCGCTTTTTGAACTCCAATATCATAAAATCCAGCTATTTTAAATGCAGAACTGCTATCTACAATAGTAGAAGAATCCCCATTTGTAGAAATATTTACAATTGTAGGAATATCTGTTTTATCTGTAGGAGAACCGGATCCCGCAGTACTATTTGCTAAAGAATTAATATTTGCATTTATAACCGTAATTATATTTTCATCAATACCTGCACCAATAATAGCAGGAACAGTCCTTTGTGTATTATATAAGAATGGAGCGGTTGTATATGTAGGCATTTCTAATTTAGAAAATACTGCATCTCCAATAAATTTAGATGCAGCACCATTATTTAATGTGCCTGTAGCAGAAACAGTTTTTGATGAACTTGCTGCCCACGCAGATATATCAATTAAATTTCCGTATTCATAAAAAACTAATGATTGGTCTTCTTGAATTTGTTTTGGAGTATATATTTCAAAATACAATAATTTAGGATCAGGGATTGTAGTATTTGTCATTGCTCCACCCGTATATTCGCAATAAATTAAATTATTATCTTGCCCTACAATTTTTAAATCTAATAATCCATTAGGAGTATTAACTGTGATTCTATCTCCTTGTTCAACTGTATAAATATATCCAGCACGATACATTCCCATTAAATCAACTACAAAATATTTTATACTTTTAAGTTGATCCGCTGTAACAGATTGACTTGAAACCAATAATTCAGTTGTAGCTTTAGTTACAAGATTAGTATCTGTTTGAGTTACTTGAAAGTAAATATTACTTGCGTACCCTTCATAGAAGTAAGATTTACTTATGTTCTTTGTATAAACTAATTGAGCAAACTTTGCCCAAGATGGCTTTACATATCCCGCATTTAATGTAACCGTAAATGTTGGGATAATCGGATACGCAAAATTACCTGTAGTAAACTTTTCAAACTTTTCTACTCCACGAGTTTTTAAAGCTGAATCATAAAATGCAATACCAACTCCGTAAACAGAATTGTTTACAAAAGGCTTTACATAATCACTTCCTGTTTCAGAACTTGTAGGAGTTGTTAATGGAGAACCTGATATATAAGAATTATATAATCCTCCACTAGGTAGTGTATATCCGCTTGCTGAGGATAATGTAAAATCTAAATTAGCAGATGACATATCATAATCATCTTTTATGTTAGCAAGAAATATTCTATTCTTAGCTATCTCAATATGTTTTGCATTAACAGGTACTGCATCATAAGGATTTCCAGTAGTTACAATGTCAAGACTTTCGTATGTCTGCCCAACCCAAGTAAATGTTGCTATAGTAGAAATTAATTGAGTACTAATTCTTCGCCAAATACCATCATTCCCAATCCTAATATATATTTCAAGGTATTCAGCAAAATATGGGCTTCCTGATACATTGAATGTTAATACATAACTTGATGTCCCTTTCTCCCCTTTATATACTTGACTATAATTACCTAATACCGAATATTCTTTATTTTTATATTGATATCTACTTGCAAATTGAAAATCATTTGATTCAAGAAAGTCAATCCCTGTGCCAATTGTTTTTGCAATACTAACAACATTATTAGGAGTGTCTTTCTGTAACTTTAAATCTAATATTGTACGAGTCCCTGTTATTATATCTGTTGTTGGGCAAATAAGAACCGTGCCCTCTTCTGCATAATTCCACACAATAGAAGTTCCAATTATTTTTAAATCGGGTACAAATGTAGTTGAAACTAAATGAGTATATGTAACTAATGTAGTCTTAGTATCTAATGTTGTGGGAATCTTATAAATAGATGCTGTACTTCCATTATTACCAAGAACATAAATTGTACCATCAACATCTTGTGTTGTAGCTAATATGTTTGTAATAGAAACTCCCGAAGTTCTAATTGATTCTAACAAACGTACAGCTCCCGCACCACCTGACTTACCAAAGTCAAATACAATATTAGATGCTGAAGAATAATCTCCTTCTGGTAAATTGTTTGGATCAAAATCTTTATTCAAACCACCTGATGCTCTGAGACTTACCTTAGCCATTTGTTAAATGTTAAATTCTTGTTTGTTAATTCTTTATACTTCCGTGAATACCTCTTCTTGTAGCTCCAATGATATCAGCATAATCCATTGAATTCATTCTAGCTCTAAATATTCTACGAGCATTATCGTACTCTTGTTTAGCTAATTGATATTTGCCTAACGTAGTACCTTCAGCTTTTACCGCCATCATTTGTATGTATTTTGTAATTACATCTGTAGCGTAAGGTGTTACGAGATTAGCTGTAGACCTAGATACTGCAGAAGTAATATATGATAAAGTAACTTCCGTAAGAGCCATTGTATTTGAAAATACAATTTCAGAGTTAGTTGTATCAATATCATACACCAATAATGGCTTGCGTTGTTTACCATAATACCTTCCAACTAATTCCCCTCTTGTATTTAAATTATTTGCACCAGAAATTAAGTTATAATTAAATTCTGCATCATAATTAATGTTAGTATCAGTAGGATACGGGATCCGGTTTCCACTATCATCATAATTATAAATTTTATTTAATGCTCTATCTCTTTCTAAAGGAAGTAATCTTTCTCCGTGTTTTGCTGAAACATCAACTACATCAATAAAATCATTAGGAAGAACAGCTCTTTGATAAGAAGTTGTACTCAATACCACCATTTTAACATTACCCATACTAAAGTCCATTGACAACTCGTCTGTAATCCTTAGTGCGTGGTGTAAGTACCTTGTGTAGTAATGAAGAGGAAGACCGTTGTCTAACAACGCATCTCTAACAATTATATTTATAGACTTAGTTTTCATATCTATTGACCTTCTTGTTGACTAGCCATTTCAGCTTGTGAAACTCTACCTCCGCTAATTATATTTAATACTTCTGTAATTACAGCAGACTCTACTTCAGGAGATATAGGTAACATATCGTTGTCCCCAAATTGAGAAAAGTCAGATGCTAGTATGTTTATAATAACAGAAGTTATTGAACCGTTTCCTACTAATGTAATGTCCTTTGTAAAGTAAACTCTCTTGTTCTGTACATAGTAACCAATCTGTCCTTCTAAGTAACTTAGGTTAGCCCCTTGGAATACTAGTACGTCTTGTGCGGGGATAGGTATGTAGGGAGTCATTGCTGCATTAGATGCGGCTATACTCCATATTCCCATATTCAATGGCAATGTTAGTGGTATAACGGGCAACGTTGCATAAGAACGACTATTGCCTGAGTCAGATACTACTGTTGCGGTATATTCAATAAGACTACACTTAGGAATATCTACTAATCCTGCCTTAAATGACTCAGCTACTTCAAGTTTTAATATCTTGTTAATAGCTTGATTTACAAGGAGCATTACCTCCCTTAAATCAATAACGTCCGAGGGGTTATCTTTGTCTAAAAAGCGAGCATAAATACGCTGAATTTGCTCGGATAAAATATACTTTGTAGTCATTATGCGTATCTTAAATATGTGTCATTTTTACCTTTGCCATTTAATTTACTTCTTAATGTAGAGTAAATAATTTGATAGGCTTCCGATGCCTCTTTCATTGTGTCATAAAAAACCCCATTTTGTTCATTTATTAAAATCTTGAACCTTTTGCTATTAACTCCTGATATACTTTCTAATATTGCATTTCTAGTATTGTCTGGCATATCCTTCCCGAAATTCCAATGTTTTTCTTTAGATTGAGCTAGTGACATTTTTATTTTTGTTTCTATTGTATGTAATTTGCCAAGCATTTTATTTCTGACGTGCTCTGCCATTTTTCTCCCTTTTAATTTGTTGCTATGAGAAATTCTCCATTCTTCTGTTGGGCAATACCCACATACTCCATCTCCTCCATCAGTCATATTGCAAAGTATACCATCTTTATTTTTAGATTTTCTTTTATATAAAGATATTAACTCCTTTTCTTTTATACACGCATTATTCCAATCTAATTCATCAAATAAAATTTCAACCTTATAATCACTATTTTCAACTATTCTAGTCCAATGTATATTTCTATTTTTCTTAGAAAACGCTCTATTAAATTTTCCATTATCATCGCTTCCAATTCCAATGTAAAATGGTTCATTTTTATCTAATCTTATATGCCTATATACGTATGCCATTATCTCTCATCGTTTCGCTGGTTACCATCTTTTATTTGTTCCGTTTGAATAAGAACAGGATTTTCTAATGTTACCCCTAAGTACATTAAAGTTCTTGCATAAATGTCACCCAAGAATCTATCTGAAATATCTAAGTCTACAGAACCAGAAGATGTATAAGTTATATTACCATTAGATGTGGTATAAGCATAAACTGCTACGTCTGGCTTCTTTACATAAACAAGTGTATATGCATAGTTGCCTGATACGGGTACAGGAGAAAATTGAATCTTAGGAGCGTTTGTGCTATCTAAATAAATAGTTGCCGCAGGGTATGAAGTGCTTGGGGTTATTATCTTAGAGTTTGTTACCTCTAGAAACTGGTCCCAATTATATAACGTACCTTCAATTAAATTGCCATCAACTGTTATATAAACAGTTAACCCCTCTAAATAATCAGCAGGTAAGGACTGAATGCCTGTCGAAGAACCAACTGTAAAAGAAGTTCTTTTGGTTAGTAAGTGGTCGTAGTCAAAATGCTTTGTCTTCTTGAACTTAAAAACAACGGCTGAAATCCAATCGGAAACAGCTCTGTTTAAGTACATATCTATGTCTGCTGGAGAAGCAAATCCCCCTTTGTTCTTTTTTAGAATGCTTCTAATAAACTTATGTGCTTCATTGATTGAAACTGCCATTATATTATTCTTTTAATTTAGACCAAAGTTAATGATTTTTTGTTATATACGACAATCCCCCAACTCATAGAATCAAGGGATTGTTAAAATATTCAATGAAAAAACTTGTATTATTTACCCTGCCCTACATAAGGCTTACTGTAGTTCTTGCTACCCTTAGCAGAAGAAGTCTTAGTTTTTGCGTGGATACCCTTGTTGTTCTTCTTAGGTTTACTTTTAAATATTGTAACGTTTAGTGCCTTTGCCATAAGTTTAATTTATTTAAACGGTGCTCCCATTAGTTTAATTTATTTCCCAAATATATACTTAAAGTATAAAAATCCCAAGATAATTAAACTCTCAAATATAAATGCAGTAACTAACCAAGATGGGTACGTCACCTTTGTCACAATTTTTGTAGAATTTGTGACATCAGAAGTTTCCTTATAACGATACTTTTTCTCATATACGCTCTTAATAGAATCAATATTTACAGTAGCTTGAATCTTGCCCCTGTAAGACCTTATAATAACCTTGCCTTGTGGTAGTGTTATCTTTGAGTAGAAAGTCGTTAAGATGCCCAAGGAATCGCAAGGGTTGTCTATTGTTAGCGTGTCGTGTACGGCATTATATTTAGTAATAACTCTTTCGTTATGTACCGTATCAATGCGTATCTTTTCGGATACAACTGTTACTACCTTAGATGGCTTACAGGACACAGTAATTAAAATGATAAATAATATCAAGTAACTCGGCAAATTTCCGAATTTGGCACGTTTATTTTTCATTAAAGTATAGTTTAATTTCTGCTATTCTTCTATTCCTTAGTCCTACATTAACAACTCCGTTTACTTTAGTCCACCTCATAAACTGAGCCTTTATTTCGTCGTCAGACTTGTAAGCATTAATATACTTTAGTAGCGTAGATTTATTTAAAGCGTTTGTCCCGCAATTATATGCAAAGCACACCAAAGCGTCGAATTCGTTCTGTTTTATATCATCTCGCGTATAACTATCTACACTTCTCTCAAAATGAACGAGTACGTCTTCCATTAAACAAGAGGCTTCATATTCGCTAATAGGCTTGTCTGACAAGTGAACTCTTTTACCATCCCTGTAATAAGTAGAACCGTATCCAATAGTTGCTACATCTGCCCCATCTAAATAAGGCTTTGCCCTAAATCCCTCTAGGTGTTTTAGTACGGTTAGACCGTTAGTACTAATCTTAGTTATCCTCTCCATCTGGATTATCTACTTTTCTATGTCTTCTATTTGCAAACTTTGCTGCCGTTGCGTTTGTTAATGACGCAGCTAATATTCCTAGTACAATGTTCTGTAGTCCATCATTTGTTGGATAAGCTAACAATAGCCCAAAAACAACAAAAGACCCAATAATAGATATGAGTCTTGTATGAGAATACTTTCCTTCGTTTTTAAAGAAATCAGTCAACATCTTTCTTAGTCTTGATAACTTGCTCTGTCTTGTAGTAGTAGTACCTGATAGCAAATGAACCTGATATGATTGCAACTATTCCTGCTACAATCCCTACCATACTTTGGATGCTTGCTAGAGAAACAGCGGCACTAATCAAACTAAGAGTTACGTTTATTATTCCTGTTTCTGGACTGCTATTGTTCATTTATCTTGTAAGTTACCTTACAAAGATAAACTAGAATAATCCTATCTCAAAATCTTTTTATATGTAATCTCCCAATCATTTTGGAATTTCCAAATTTTATACACCAAGAAGGCGATAGTACCTATACATATCGCCCCCCAAGATATAGCAAACCAAATTAATTGGTTATTAGTCATTTTCTTTAGTTAATTCTTCCTTAACTAATTTGAATACCAAGTTATAGTTTCCTTCAGAATCTATCTTCTCTAAGTCAGCTACAGTCAAAGGATTGTATTCAACCTCTTCTTCTTCAGATAATAACTTAGCCCACTCGTCTTGGAACTCAATAAACTTAGGATTAACCTTTGTTTTCTCCTCGTCTAAGAACGTTTCAATACCGATGCTACCATCCTTCTCTTCGCCAAACTTCTTGATAAGCTCATCACGCAAAGTCTCGATAGTTTTCTTCTTAGCAGTTAACTTATCAGATAACTTTGTTAACCAATACTTAGTAGCTAAGTTTAATTTTTCTTTAAGAAATCCTGATAAAATTTGTTCTCCTGATTGAGGATTTACATAGCCATTTAACTCGGCTTCTAATGTTAGCAATTCTGCTAATGACAATTTAATCTTTTCCATTCTGTTTGATTTAAAATTTTACAAATATAGTACTAATTCTCCCATTTTTCTAGTGGGCACTTCTGTTCTTTTGGACTGTCTATTGGTGTATATATCTTACCTTGTAGAGGGCATCCACAGCTACCGCATAAGAAGTAGTTGTTAACTAATCCTCCTGTCATATTCTTTACGTCAACTTCTTGTAGTGATGGGCAAGTAGAACAAACTGCTGAACGCTTGTCAGCTAATTCTTTCTGTTCGTCTGTATGAAAAACGGCTATACCCCAAGCCTTTGCAATTGTTAAGAATTTATTCATCTTAATTTTGTTTGGTTGTGCAAATGTAATCTGTTTTGTTGTGCAAATATAATAATAAAAACAATAATATTAACAAGTGTATGCTTCTTGTACACTAGCTCCATTGCCGTAGTTTGTTATAACCACCGAGTACTCGTTCACACAAGGAACTTGTCCAATAACTCCTGAAGAGTTAGCGTAGAAACTGAAGTATCCTAGACCTCCATTACAGTATGTATAGTAGCCGTCAACGTAGTATCCGTAGTCGTATGCAATAATATCGTACACCTTACATACTTGAATAGCAGTACAAGAGCCTACCGAGTTAGCGTAGTTTTGTCCGTCGTTACCAAAGTTAGCGTCAGCAGTTGCCTCAGCCCCAGCTTGGTTATCTATTCCTGTGTAATAATAGGTATTTGAATAGTTGACTATTCCTCCGTTATACCCCGCTCCGCAGTTATTTCTCGTGAAGTCTTGATTTCTATATGCAGAAGTTTGACACGGAGAACTACCTAAAGAATTACTGTCACTAACTACGTTAAAATTTCTATCTCTTAATTGATATCTTACCTGATTGCTACATTCGTGGTTTACATCTTCGTATGCATAATAATTTGTTCCCCCATAACAATAAACCCCTCTATTTGCCGAATAGTCAGGAGTTGTACTTGGTTGTGAATTAGAAGGATTTGATGACTGCCAATTACCGTTTACTAAATAAATATTTCCGCCACTATAGCATCCATTACTATTTACATAAACAGCTATAGCAGATAAGCCTCCGCTACAAGTATAGTATGTTCCTATTTGGTTGCCTTGGACTTGAGATAAATTAGCTCCGCAATCTGTCGTGTTACAAGTCTGAACTGTTTCTGTAGTTCCTGCATAATTGTTTGGAGAGCAATTGTATCTTGTTTCCCTCTTTCTAGTAGTTCCGTCACAATAATAATTCCAATATGTTCCTTGGCAACTTTGATTACAACCGCAAGAACTAGACTGAGTTGGCGTTGTATTCCTATAAGAGTTGTCACAAGTATTTCTTTCTCTGTTGCCTAAGTAATCACATCCACTACAAGTAGGGTCTGAAACCCAACAACAGCAAGAGCCATTGGCGTTAGCGTAGTTTTGTCCGTTAGCATTTACGTTTGCTACTGCGGCATTATAAGCAGACGTTGAAGCAGAAGATACTGCATCACTACAAGACGTTGTAGATACAGCTGAAGCGTACTGAGTAGGGGAAGCGTAGTTTACAGTTCCATTTCCATAGCAGTTAGCCCCACAATTGTTTCTAGTAAAGTTTGCATTGTAGTTACCCGCCACATTAGATGCTGTCCAAGTACAGTACCCCTCAGTATTATACTTAGCTTGTAATCCTGCATAGAATGCATTGTCTGCAATTACTTGAGCTTGATAGTTAGCGTCTGCTTGAGATATTGAAGATGTATAACTTCCACTTGTTGTATAAGAAGGATATCCTGCGTAGTTTAAGTACACAGTACTGCCCGCTACACTTGTTGTAGGAGAACAAGTATTGCTACAGTTGTTCTTAGTTCCTGTTACCGAATAACTTGCTGTAGCAGTAGCCGAATAAGAACAAGCTCCGTTTGTAGGTGCGGTAGTCCCCACGCTTACGTTATTCACATAGTACTGATTATATGTTGTAGAGTTAGTGTTAGTGTCCCTATAAACTAAGTAAGTTACATTTGAAGAGCAAGTATAATATGCCTGAGATGTTAAAGTTGGTGTTCTATTATAGTCAATGTAGTTAGCCTTAGTAGCAGTTGCAGTAAATGAGTTGCTCCCTGATACACTTGCAGTATTACTAATATTAGTATTCTCACCTGTAGCCCTTACTCGTATTTTAATATAATAGTTTCCTGTATAAACAACAGTATTTGAGTTAGCATTTACTGTAACCGTCTGCCCCGATACAGAAGCTGTCCATCCCGCAGGAACTTCAGTCATAGAGACAAATGTTACTCCTGTTGGTAAAACGTCGGTAAACACTACCCCCGTTGCAGAAACTGTACTAGCATTAGAGATTAACATTGTGTAGTCAAACTCTTGGTTATATGTTATTGTGCCTGCGTAGGGGTTTGTTTTTGTTATCGTTAACGCAGCATAATTCAAGCTAATATAAAAATCAGAACTTAGTGGCTTATTGGTTGCATACGGAGTTGTTGACACCGTTGGTAAATAAACTATAGCGGGAGGAGATATTACTCCATTCCAACCCGAATACAAAGCCGAAGTCATCAAGACGCTTATATGATATGCGGCAGGATTAGTAGATATATTGTAGGGATTTATCGTATTTGTAATTGTAATAGTTAACGTGCTTCCCGACAATGTAGCGGCTGTACTTGGAGTTATGACATTACCATCTCTTAGATGAAGTACAATAGGTTGCCCTCCTGATAATACACAAGACAATCCATTTGGTATTGTTAAAGTGAATACAACGTTACCCTGCGTAGATATTGTACCCGAATTTATAAAATGAAATGCGTAGTAGAACTGATTAGCAATTATATAGTTAGATGCCTGAGTTCCTAATGAACCCGAAGAATTTTGAGATACCTTATATCCTGTACTGCTAAAGTTAGCCTTATCGTAGTTATTTAATGCAGCATACGCTGAGGTTGAAATAGTTCTTGCCTCTAGTCCAATGGTAGGTCTAAGTGCAGTTATATCTCTTCTTGCTAGTAATTGTAATCCTGTTTTTGAAGAATAGTAGACATTGCTAGTATCATAAAATACTGTGCTATCTGTAGAGGGAACACTCCCAGACATCCTAGATTTAGTCATCGCCCTCTTAGGAGTACCCATTGTACCGTAACCTGAATTAGGCACAAGCTTTTCAGCATTAACCGCATCAGTAATATTCTCAGCAGTAATGATTTTTAACGCAGGAATACTATCCCAATTAGTTGGCATTTAATTTTCTTTCTAGTTCTGCAATACGCTTCTGCAAAGATAATATAAGTAGTGTATGTGTGTCTGTATAGTTGACAGATAAATATCCGCTATCGTCTATGTTCACTAAGTCGGGACATAGGTAGTATACGTCTTGAGCTGAATAGCCATAACGAACCTTGTCCTTGTCGTGAGTAGTTCTTAGGTACTTGATTACATCTAAAGAAGATAGGTCTACATCAGGATTCTCTCCCAATACCATCTTATGTCTAATGTCAGAATATTCAAAGAACGCAGTTGCTGTAATGTTAGCCGTTAATGTACCCGCACTTGTAGCATCAGAACCTACCGCGCAGACTTGTGCTAAGGAAGGTACTGCTCCTGCCGTAGAGTTTATTGTTACAGCTCCTAGTCCATTAGTTGGAGATATAGTTATGCCTGTGCCCGCTACAATAGAGGTAACTCCACTCTGATATTGAGGGATATTAAGGACTCCTGTAGAAGAACTATATGTTGCCGCACCACTTGTGCCTGTTGTAGTTAAACTTATTGAAGACCTCGCCTGTGCTACTGTGATGTAGTTAGCGGGATTTGCTGCATCATAAGGAGTAAACGTTAACGCATTAGTCACGTTCAAAGATGTCAGCGTAAGTGTACCTCCTAATGTTAGACTGCCACTTGTTGTCACTGTACCCGTAAGAGTAAGTCCACTAACTGTTCCTGCTCCACTAACGCTTGTTACCGTTCCCGTGTTAGTTGTGTACCCACTTGGGTTAGAACTATTGTAAGGAGTAAATCCTAACGCAGTAGTAACGTCAGACGATAGTAATACCACATCCCCTGTTCTACCAAACACACTTGTAACCGTGTCTGTAAACGAGGCAGTTAACGTAGAGCCGTTCTGCTTAGTTAATGTTATTGTCTTTGTTGTTGTACCTCCTACCGCTAACGTTATTAAAGACCTGTCATAGGCTGTGTTCCAGTTGGTAATGTTAGTGCCTGTAATTCCAAACGAAGGAGATGCCGTAAAGATAGGGTCTGTCTCTGCGTTAGAAATCTGTTGGTAGGTAATGTTTGTTGTGCCTACTACTATAACGGTTTGGTTGGTGTTGCCGTACCTTGCGTTAATGTAAGTACCCGCTGTAATTAAGTACTGATAGCCCCTAAGTTCTGCGTCAGTATCTGAATCTGTAGACCTTGTCCAACTTCCTGATGCTGCGTCGTACACACCATTTGCAGTAGCCGTTGTTTGCCCTATAACAAGGATTCTATCTCCCGCTATAGGAGTATATCCATTGATAGCAGAAAGTCCGCTCAGTCCAACGTTTGAGGTAGCTACCGTCTTGACAGCAGCCCCTAGTTTTAGTCCTGTTAGTGCGGTGTTGTCAACGTACTGCTTAGAGGCTGCGTGGGTTGCGTCAACAGGAGTTACAGGAACGTTTACATTAGACGTAAATGTCCAAGTGTTGTTAGCTGTAATTCCTGCTGAGTTTCCTATAACAGGAGTGATTAAACTTGTAGATGCCCTTAGTGTGCCGTTAACATCTAACGTGTAGGCAGGAGCATTTGTTAGGATACCTAGTCTATTGTTGGTGTCATCCCAAAAGAAATGGGCGGGGTCTGAGGCTAAGGTAGTTCCGTCTGAGAATAGTACCGAACCTGCAGTTGGCATTGTAAAGGTTGTCACTAGTCCCGTGTCCCCTATGCCTAGTATTCTTGTCTTTGTAGTAGGACTTACAGGTATTAGACCTGCAATGATAAGCGAGAATAGGTTAATGATATTAAGGCTTGTAGTGTCTCCTAGGTAGATTGTTTTTAAGCTAGAGCTTGCGGAGGCTACTAGTAAGCTATTTATCCTATATCCATTTGTTAAAGAAGAAGCTCCAATGTTAATAGAGTCTCCCTTTACATCAAGTAAGTACTTAGGAGACTTGGTATTTAACCCGATTTTACTAGCGTTCTGATAAGCTACAGAATTAACCAAGTTGTCTTGTGTGTCGTTTGGCATCACAAGGTAGTTAGGGTCTGCCTCTATAGCGACGCTTGTTTCAATGGTGGTGTTTATAACCTCTGACTTAGCGGCTTTTCCTGAAGGGATTGCAGCGGGAGTTGAGACTACGGTTGTGGTGGTTGCTGATATAAAGTCAGATACGGGAACAGATACTACTGCTCCCGCATTGTCAACCATCATAATTGAAACTATATTATCGGGTATTTTTGCCATAAGATTAATTTATTAATCGTTGTGAACCGCAGGTGAACATTAGTTTATACTGTTAGTGTTGGTTCTTCTACAATAGGTGCTACTACAACAGGAATCCAAGGAAGTGGATTTACCACCACAAGAGGATTGATTTGATTATCAATATCTTGCTGTAGTCCTGCATCAATAGCCTCATAATCAAGCCCATTTTCTAGCCATCCACATACTTGCTCAAATGTCAAGTCTGGATAGGCTGTGAAGTCTGTCTCTGAAGGAGTGGCACAACCCATTGTTCCATAAGTATACGCTGTGTATTCTCCATCTACTGCTGTTCTACCATAGTGAACTGTGATAACCACATCCACTAACGAATCTAGGGAGGGAGCTGTATCAAGTTGATATACGCTCCAAAAAAAGTTTGTCATTTGTTTATTTGTTTTTTAATGTGTCAATTTCTATTTTTAATTCTTGTACCGCCTTAACTAACGCTGCAATTATTGGTCTATCTGATAATCCAATAAACCCTTCTGTTTCTACATAAGCCTGTGGAATAAATTCTTTTACTTCCTGTGCAATAAATCCTAATTCCTTAGCCGATAAACCATCTTCAATTTTCATTCTATATAAAGTAGGCTTTAGTTGCAATACTTCATTTAAACCAATATTAGATTGCTCAAAATCTTTCTTTTTATTTCTATCTGATAAAGGTGTATAAACACCATTACTCATATTTATTTGAGCAATATTCCCACCATTAAAGAAATATGAAAAACCTCCTGTTGCATAAAAAGTATATCTAGTAGAATCACTTCTATTTTGATAAACTAATGCAGCGTCAGTTCCAAGAGTAGCAATTAATGAATTTACTTGTAATTTCCAAGTTGCTGCACTATCTGTAGATGTATTAATTAAAATATTCCCAACAGGAGTAATAGTCATAGCAAAATTACCTGAAGTATTATTTTGTCCTGCCTGATAAAATTGAATACCTCCTTTAGTTAAAGTATCTGCTCCAAAAGAAAGAATTCTTGTGTGTCCAGCATTAAAATCAATTATTCCATTACTTTGAGTTGTTGCATAACCAACTGAACCTGACCTAACTTGAATTGCACCATTAACATCTAATAATTCATTGGGTGAGGTAGTTCCAATACCTACCTTTCCAGCAGAAGTAATTCGCATACGTTCTGTACCATCGACTGCAAATATATTTTGTGTGGTTGCGTTAAATGAAGTCGCAGATACACTACTCGAAAACTTAGCCACGCCTGTCACATCAAACGCAACCGTAGGCGAAGGTGTATTTATGCCAATTCTCCCATTGGTGATGTCAGCAGTTATATAATCTGTTAGGAAACTTAAATTGGTATTTTTTGACATAAGTTTAAATGTTTAAACGTTGAGGAGCGTTAGCGACTCATAATATTATTTGTTTTTTAAAATTGTTATGTATTAGTATATCCTTGATTTAAAGCAACAAGGGAAACAATATAAGTTCCACTTGCCATTGATAAATTTAAATTTTCATTACTTACAGAATAGTTTCTACTTGGTGGAGTTGAAAATATTTGTGAAGAAATTACAGATATAGAACCTGAGTTCATATATAAAATTAAATCTGTAAAAGTAGGTCCATTACCTGATCTTACACCACTTACTAAAACTAAATTTCCTGAATTTACACCTCCAATATTAGTAGATGTAAATATAGTTGTCGTTGATGTAGTTACTGTAATCCCATTAGTAGATGACTTTAAATATCCTGTTCCATAATTAAATGCATTTCCAAAATTCATAGAAAAAGAACTGCCACCTATATTTGCACCACTTATATTTCCACTTGCACTAATACCTCCAGATACTTGTAATTTATTACCATTATCAGAAGTAGTACCAACAAGTAAATTCCCCCCACTTGTAATTCGCATACGTTCAGAAGGTGCAGCATTATTAGTTGTAGAAGTATTAAAAGTAATAAAAGAATTGCCACTTGCACTATTAAGACTAATGATAGCAGAGGCAATTGCTGTGTTTGGAAATGTTCCAGCAGTACCATCTCTTGCAATAGAAAGTTCTACAGAACTATTTGTTTCGTTTGAATATAAAAATCCAGGTGAGGTGGTACCACCAAGACGAAGTTGACTTGTTCCAGAAGCAGCTAATAAATGAAGAATTCCTAATGATGGACTTGTAGTTCCAATCCCTACAGACCCTGATGCTGTCGCAAAGTATGCAGACGTTGTCACCCTTGCAGTCCCAGTTAAATCTAAAGAATAAGCAGGGCTAACATTATTTATCCCTAAACGACTATTTGCTAAATCAGCCGTTAGTATATTGGTTAAACTATATTGATTGGATATTTTTGTCATCTTATTATTTATTTTCTAATGCTTCTATTCTATTAATTAAAGAAGTGTTTTCTGCTGATAATTCTTGGATGGCTTTGACTAGGACAGGTACTATTTTAGAGTAATCTACACCTTGCATATATTCGCCATCTTTTTCTCCTGTAACTGCATAAGGTATTACTTCTTGTAGTTCGTGAGCTAACACACCATCCATACGCATATTAGAAGATTTATATTTATAATCATAAACTTTAATTGCAGATATTTTTTCTAAACCTTTAATTTCTCTTAAATCTTCTTTGAGTCTATAATCAGATGTTACGTTATACGATGTAGTTGAACCATTTGATGTTATTGAGCCTACACCAGTTGCTCCTGCTTGAAAATAATTAAAATAATATGTACCCCCATTATTTATTGCAATTGATGCATTACAAAATCCTCCTGATGATATTTGTTCAATAAAATATCCATCAGTCCCACTTGAACTAACTTGGACTCTAGCATTTTGTCCTCCTGTTGCAGTTCTATTAATCAATAAATTCCCCCCACTCGTAATTCGCATTTTCTCACTTTGACTTCCTCCTCTTGTCCAAAATTGCAAATAACCACTATAATCACTACCTGTTGCATTTTCTTTTAATCCACTAATTCCTGCCCAGTTTGCACCTGCTGAATTAGATGCTACTGCTCTACCTCCAAAAGCAATAGAACCACCTTTATTGATAGCCATTGCATCATTACTTTGAATAGTTAAAATAGCAGTTAAATCACTTGTTGAAGGTCTTGATGGACCAGTAAATAGTCCTTGATAAATTGCTTCTCCAGATGTATTAACTGTTCCATCTGAAATATCTAATGTTGCTCTTGGCGAACTCGTTCCAATACCTACGTTGCCAGCAGAAGTAATTCGCATACGCTCTGTGGCATCAACAGAAAATATATTTGTTGTGGTTGCGTTAAATGATGTCGCAGATACACTACTCGAAAACGTGGCTGCACCACTCACCCTCGCAGTACCAACAACATCTAATCTGTATCCTGCATCAGTAGTTCCCCCTAACAATAAATTACCATAAATAGCAGTAGTTACCGTAGATGAGTTTCCAAGTACGGTTGTATTTGAACCAAGACCTACTTGTCCAGCCGAACCATTATATCCCGCTATTACAACTTCGTTTGTGTTTCCACTTGCAGAAGAACGAACATCGTAACCAATGTAAAGTGAATTGCTTGATGTTTGATTGGCAGTAGTAGAAGAACCCGCGTAACGACCTGAATTAAACCCTAAAAATATATTTTGTTGTCCACCTGTTGAAGAATATCCAGCATTTTGTCCAATAGCAGTAGTACCAGAAACATATAATGAATTATATAAAGCATAACTACCTATTGCAGTATTATTAGGTCCTGTAGTATTAAGTCTCCCAGCTTGATTTCCTATAAATGTATTATCATACCCACTTGTATTATTTGTACCAGATATAAAGCCAATAAATGTATTTCCATTTCCAGTATAATTACTATTACCTGTTGAATTACCAATAAATGTATTCCAATAACCACTTGTATTATTTTGACCAGCATTCGAACCAATAAATGTATTAGAATCTCCTGTTGTATTTCTTCTACCAGCATTTAGTCCTATGAATGTATTACTTATAACACTACTCGCCCTCACCTCAATAATACTTACACCACTACTATTAGCAAATGTACTTGATGCCGAACTTGTACCAATTGATTTAATTGACAGTACGATAGTACCATCAAAATCTGTCGTAGGAGTAATTGTTAATACCGCAGTAGATGAAGCTAATAGACCATATGCTCCTGTTGCAGTTGCACCTGTCAAAGTACCTCCATAAGCAATACTAATACTCCCCGCCGTTCTACCCGTGATGGTATAGGTTATTTGGTAATATGTACCACTAACCGCTGCTAATGTAGTAGTCAAAGGAACTACCGAACCCGTGGTATGAGTATAACCACCAACGTTTAAGTTAGTACCCGCTAATGTCCAGTTGGTACCTGTTCCTGTTACTGCTGCTAATTCTGAACCTAATGGAGCAGTGTCCGAAGCCGTAGTACCAATGAAACGAGTAGTTCCTGCGACATCTAATCTGTATCCTGCATCTGTGAATGTTCCACCGTTTTGTAGGGTAAGGTTTCCAGTAGTTCCAAATATTTGAAATTTTGTCGTTATAGGGTCAGTGCCTCCATAAGTCGACCCTTTTGTTAAAATTTGTAAATTACCACTAAAACTTCCATTATCTATTGATGCTAATCTAACACCTGGTAAACCATTACCAGCATCTGTGTATGTAAAAAAATCAATAGCACTTCCAGCTCCAGAAAATCCTCCAGCATTTACTAAAGCTAATTGAGTTTTAATAGCACCACTTGCATTATTTGAAAGAGTTAATGGAACATATGAATAACCAACTAATGATGTTGGTACTTGACCCATTAAAACATTACCTGTAAATCTTGCACTTAATCTTGATATACTTGTAAATGCACCTGTTGTAAACGTAGGATTAACATCTAAACCAACTAATACATCACTATTTGCAGAAGCAACTAATGTAGGAGTTTGATATATTCCTCTTGCTATTGCTGAAGCAGCAGTAACGCTATTACTAACTAATACCCCTGTAGTTAAATCTTGAATAGAACTATTCCCTATCGTACCAGTTGCAGTAAACTTAGGCACATAGTTAGCAGTACCTGCTCCACTTATGCCATTAACACTTGCTGTGTAGTTAATGCTCTGTACTTGGTCTCCTACTGTTGAAGCTACTGTTAGGACAAATGTTGTCCCATTAGTGGCTGTAAACTCTGAAGAGGTTAACTTTGAACCATTAACAAATACATCTATAAGTCCTACTATATACCCATTAGTAACTGTGAAGGTAGTCTGTGCTGCTGTGGCAGTAAAGTCTTGTACGTTTCTAGATGTTGGCAAAGCTGCAATACTTGACGTATAGTTTAATATAGTCACAGCATCTCCTGCCAATAGCCCAATTCCTAATACTACTGTCGTGCCATTTGTAGCTGTGTAGTCTGAAGGCAGATATCTAACACCATTGACATATACATCTACTAGTCCTACTACATAACCTCCCGTAATTGTGAAGGTTGTTTGGTTTGCAGTTGCAGTAAAGTTCTGCTCGTTTCTTGCAGAAGGATTTGTTGAGATAGTCCAAGTCCTGTCAGCAGATAAGTCGTAGGTAGTACCATTAATCGTAAGTGTACGAGTTGAGGCAACACCACCTAATCCCGCTAGAGTATAGGTAGGGATGTTTAACGTGTTGGACACTAACGTTGCGGCACCTGAGCTTCCTGTAGTAGTTAAACTTGTAATTCTATTTGTATATGCAGTGTCCCAATTAGTAGCACTCGTTGTAGCAGGAATAACGTACCCACTTGTTAGGCTAAATATTCCCGTAGTGTTGGTATATGTTAAACCCGTTGCAGTAGAAGACAATGCCGTTAATGCAATGTAGCTACTTGGATTACTTGACAAGTAATAAGTATTTGTATCTAAAGAAAATGTACCCGCCGCAGTCATCTTAACAAAAGAGGCACTTACATAAGCAAGTCCTGACAAGGAAGTTAAGTTGGTAGCCAACGGTTGCCCTCCCAATCCACTTAGTGTGTAAGTGGGTACGTTAAGCGTGTTGCTTACTAGTGTTGCAGAGCCAGAGCTTCCTGTTGTTGTTAGTGCCGTAATTCTGTTGGTATATGCCGTGTCCCAATTTGTTTGGGATGCCGTCGTTGGCAAAGAATATCCTGTAGCAAATCCTAGTGTTAAGTTTCCTGAAGTTGTTACGGATGTTCCATTTGTAAATCCTGTTGGCACAGTCAGTCCCACACTTGTTACTGTTCCTACGCTCCAAGTCCTGTCGGCAGTTAAGTCATAAGCCGTACCATTAATAGTAAGACTTCTTGCTGCGTTAGCAGGTGTGTATCCTAGTATAGTTGCAATAGACTTATTCTTCCATAACTGAGTTGATGTTTCCCAAAATAATCCATCATTATTTAATGAACTACCATTAGGTGCTGCAACATTATGTAATTCTCCTAGTTCATATCCATTCTGTACCTTAACCTCAATCTGTCCTAATGTTGGGTGTGAACGAGTAATGATACCAATATAAACTAAATGGGTAGGTGCTAATGTTTTAGTGGCAGTATATGTACCTGCAACCGTTCCTGATAAATATAGTTGTTGTCCCTCTGTAAATGCAGAAGTATCTAAGCCAGTTAAATCCCCTGTCATCACAACGTAACCTGTCGCATTATTTGCGACATCTGCTTGTAATAGTCCAAAGGTTTGTGCTGATGTAGCATCACCTGTTGCAATAGCCTTGCTAACAATAGGATTATTGCCCGTAGCACCACTAATATAAACAACCGTTCCCTTTGTTAATGTTGCACCTGTTTGATTTCTTACAAGTCTAACTAAAGAACCTGACTGCCCAGCAACAGGGAAAGTAATTAAACTTCCATCACCTGCCACATATTGAGCAGTTGTTCCTGTAGGGGTGTTGTACTTTAAGTTTAATGCGTTCTGTAAGTCAGTCTGATTAGATAACGTTCCTGTAATTCCACCCCATATTGTTCCAACCGTAGGAGAAACTTCAATGTAAGTAGTTCCAGACCATCGATATATTTTATTTGTATCTAATGCAACATAGATTTTGCCTGTTGTACCACTCGCAGGAAAACCTGCAAGATTGGTGTACTCCAAAACATCATCTACATAAGAAGGTAATTGAGTTGAAGGTACTAAACCACCTCCATCTAATGAAGCATATCCATTAGCAATTCCTTTGTTTGCACTATTCTCTGGAGTATAACTTAAAGCAGTTGTTACTTGTCCACTTGTAATTCCTGATATATATCCCGCAGGATTCGTTGCGTTGTAGGGGGTATACGTCAACGCAGTTGTAACATCTCCACTCGTTAAGGTGATTGCACCAGTTCGTGTATTAAAACTCGTCACACCGCCTTGATAAGCGGGGATGTTTAGAACTCCCGTAGTAGAACTATAGGTAGCTGCTCCACTTGTTCCTGTAGTGGTAAGACTTATAGCAGCTCGTGCCCTAGCGTCAGTATAATATAGGTTAGTAACCTCTGTAACCAAGGCAGTAGTGTAGTCTCCTGAAGCAGGAGTGATAGCACCTGTCCTAGTATTAAACGAGGTAACACCACTAGCGATAGTCCAATTCCTGTCAGCAGACAAGTCGTAACTAACACCGTTAATGGTAAGACTTCTATTGTTTGGTACAGGTATGTAAGTTAATGCAGTAGTAACGTCAGAACTAGACAGTACAATAGCCCCCGTCCTAGTATTAAACGAGGTTACACCTCCAATATAAGAAGGTATGTTTAGTATACCCGTAGTGTTGTCGTAAGTAGCTGCACCCGTAGTACCCGTAGTAGTAAGACTTATAGAAGTCCTCGCCCTAGAGGGAGTGAAATATAGGTTAGTATTCTCAGGGACATTTAAAGTATTTAAAGTAGCCAAGGCTCCTGCTCCCGTGATGTATTGAGCTGAAGTACCTGCTGCGGTTATTGCAAGTGTACCCGAAGCGGTTATAGGCGAACCTGTAACAGTAAATGCCGCAGGTGTAGTCAATGCTACGCTTGTAACAGTACCTGTGTTGGCAGTAGCCCCCGTAGCAATACCATCTAACTTAGTTTTATCAGACGCACTCATTGCTCCCGCACTTCCTGAAGTAGCCGCAGCTAAAGAAAGAGCCTGAGTAGAGATGCTTAGTCCGTTAGCAGTACCAATCGTTACAGGGTTATGAAACCTTGAATCGTTCCCTTGAGCAAATGTATTTAAAGTTGTTCCAAATGTAGGCGAGTAGGTAACATTGTTGTTGGTGACAATAGGGACTAATGCCGCACTACCAGACGCAAATGTTAACGTACTTCCTAACGCAACGGGGTCTGTATTCGTCCCGTCAGATATAGTAAATGAGTTTGTTGTAGAAGCCGCCAACTCAAATGGCAGCATCTTAGTGGCTTGGTAACTATAAGTTCCTGTGTAAGGCTCTAGTATTGACAATAACTCCCTTAGTATAGGCTCTGAACCGTCCTGAGTGGAGGTCTGATACCTTGTAATCAAGTGAGAATATAACGCTATAACTAAGTCATACTGTTCACTTAGTATATTAAACTGAGTGTCATTAGTTTCCTTATACGCATCTATAATTCCTCTGTAGGTATTAATCTTAGCCACTAACTCTAGTTGGTTGGGGCACTTCTTAATACTAAACGTCTTAGAGAATGTTCTTGAGTAATAGACTGTCAGCCAAGAGTTACTGCTATGTGTGTACGTTATCGACACAGCACTTGTAGGAGTATATACCCCCTCGTAGTAGTTTACTGCTGAGACAACGTTAATTGTATTAGACGACGTAGAAGACACTGGAGTCTGAGTTGATGCCTCAGAGGTGCTAGGAAAAGAACTAGAAAGAGTCCTAGTAAGTGTTCCCGTAAAGCTACCAATAGGTGAGTAGGACGTAGCGTCCCTAAACACTACCTCTGGAATAACAACGTCAGACAAGTTTGTAATCCCGTTACTTGGCTCAATCCAATTAAAGTCAAACTGTCTTGATAATGGAGTTTGTATTGTAGAGGTGTTGTCAGTTACAGCATAACTAATCGTATAAGCACCTGTAATTACATTGTTGTTTATGTCAGTTACACAAGGAATATCAATAGAGCCACCAGAAGCAGTTAAGTCAGGATTAGCAAAGTCAGGTAAATTCCTAACTGAACCGTCAGGAAACTCTACTTTAAAACAACCCTTGCCGTATGTAAATCCTGTTGAGGTATCAGTTAGTCGAATAACACGAGTTGTTGCATTTATTCTAAACTGTATATTGAAGTTTACTGCCATATCAAAGCCAAGTATAATTTGTGTAAATATACTATAATTTATTTTGCTTTAAAAAAAGAAAGGAGCTACAAAATGCAGCCCCTTCTAATCAACCGAAACCAAACAATCAATCCTGTAATCGGATTTACCCTAAACGGGTCTTGATGGCATTAAGCTCATCCGGATTGTTTTCTTCTAGGTAGTCAGCTAATTCCTTAATGTAATTCTTATTAGGAGATTTTTTGTATTTAAAAATTTCCTTTTCAGTATCTGACCATTCAAACACTTGTGAATTTACATTATTTTTTATAATTCCTTGTTTAATAGCTTCTTTTAAAACAGATTCTACTCCAAGAGATGCTCTTTCAACAATTGACATAAATTCTTCTGGATTTGTTTCTGCAAAATCTTCTAATTGATTGCGTACTTCATCTAATGATTCTGCTTCAATTCCAAGTGCCATCCCAACTTCTTTAGCTCTAGTGTCATCTAATTCTAAAGCCATATTAATTGCTTTCACTATCAACTTTCTAGTTGTTCTTTCTTCTATAGCTTCTTTCTTATTATCAACTCTATAAAAAACCGGATCCCCTTTTTCTTCACTTCTATCTTTATTAGAAGCATTGTAATTACATAATTCAAGAAATTGATACATCTTTTGATGAACCGAATTATTCCCATTCAAAAATATGTAACCAAGATTATTTGCAGAAAAAACTATGCTTAAAAAAATAGGTTCGCCCTTATCATTTTGGCTTTCTATTGCAGCTATATTTACAAACTCCCCTTTTTGTTTATCAAATACTTGATCACTAGATGGGATTTGGTGAGCGGCAGGAATTAAAAACTTACCGTAATTATCGGGATCAGGTCTTACATTTAAAACCCTATAAGTTGCCCTTTCGTCTTGTTTAAGAACTCTCTTCATAGAAGGAGAGAAGTTATTGTATTCTGATGCTTTCATTTTTTATTTTGTTTGGTTTGTATTTTTAATAAAAAGAGGGATTTTTAGCCCCCTCTTTTTATGATAATCATTGGAACTAAGCTAAGTTATACTTTATAAAGTGCTCATTACCAACAGTTTCCAATCCTTCAATAGAGCTATACACGATATCAAGTGTATCAGTATCAGAAGTAGGAGTTGGAGCTAACCCTCCAAGCATTTTCTCACGGAAACGAGAGTTAATACCATCAGACATTTCTAAGTAACGCATTTGCATACGATCTACTTGACCACCACCTTGCTCAACTTTAATTTTACCAGCAGGAATCAAATAAGCTTCCTTAGTATAAATTGTGTTAGTAGCAGTAGAAGTGATTTGTGGATGCGATAATGCACTTAAACGCTTCTTGTGGAAAGTACGACCAAAAGCATTAAATGATTGGATACCCAATGTTACAGCGATTTCTTTGTTACCATTGTAAGTAGCATAGTTAATACCACCATTCAAGAATGGAGAAGTAGAACTAATTGCAGTATCAAAGTTGTTATCAAAGTCAGCACCAGCCCATAATTGGTATTCAATTGGGCAACGGTTAGCATCCATCAAACGAGACAAAGTAGATAAGTCAGACAAAGCAATTGTTGAAGTAGCTGTATTTGAAGTAATACCACCTGCATTAACAATAGTGTCACGCAATCCACGAGTTGTATTGATTGCATTACCATTAGCATCAGTTAAACCAGCAGACTCACGACCAAACAAAACAGTATAAAGAATATCCATTCTGTGCTTCAAATAAGCATCGTGTTGTTGCTTTAAGAAGTAGTAAGGCTTTCCTTTAAATTCAACCTCAATCTTAGAACCGTAAGCGATATCTGTGATAGATGTCTTAGTTTTAAAGATTTGAAGTTTGTTAGAACGCTTAACTAAATCAGACTTACGCATTTGGTTAGAACCAGTACCTTCAGCATATGCATTAGAGAAGAAAGATAATTTCGCTCCAGTTGCAGCCGCAGGAATTGCGTCAGCAGAGTTAACAGGCTTAACAGTAATAATAAAGTCAGTAGCTGCAGAAATAGCAGAAACATAACCTACAACACCGTTAGCGAACAAAATTAATTCACCTACTACAGGCTTAACTGAAGTTGCTCCAACGCAAGTAATATCTACAGATGCACCAGCAGCTCCAGCAGAAGTTCCCGGAGTTTTAACTGTAGCCATAGCATACAAGAAGTTGTTTTGTACAGTAAAGTATTCAGTTTGAGCAGAAGCTTTAGAGCGACCTGTCCAATCTAATACATCAAGCATAGACGCTTCTTCATCATAGATGTCAAGAACGTCCTTTAAAATTTCACGCTGCTCTAGCGTGTTTGTGAAAGAGACCGTAGATAAAAAGGTACGATCTATATTTCCTGCTGCAATAGCCATTTTTTTTTAAAATTTAAAAAGTTAAAAATTATTTTCTTGTAACTTTCATCCCTTTTAAAAATCCTAATCTGTCATCATATGGGTTATCGTTTCCTTCATCCCCTACCACAACTGATTTTGAAGTCATATTGGGTGTTACATTTTTTAACTCAGTCTCCATAGCTTTTCTACCTAAAGACTTTCCGTGTTTAATTAATTCTCCAATAAATAAGTCAGGGTTTTCCGTAAACGCAACAACCTTAACCCATTTATCCCAATCAACACTTCCATCTTGTTTTGCAAACGTAGATAGAAACTGAGTTGAATCAAGTGCGTAATCAACAACTCTATTAGTATCTGCAACTTGGAAGTTAATTCCTTCTCCGTTAGCTCCAACTTTAATATAACTGTTTTTTAATACACCTTCAATTCCACTTTGAGCAAGTTGCCTATTTTGCTCTTGTTGAGCTTGTAGTTGTTCTTGTGAAACTGTAATCTGTTGTTCTTGTATCGTAGGTTGAATAGATTGTAAGAATTGCGTTTGCTCTTCCTTGAGTGAATGTCTTAGCTTATTAGCATCTCGCTTTAATAAGGCTTGACCAAGCTCAATATCATCTTCTTCATACGAATCAAGATTGTACTTTTCAAGCTCCTTCTGAAATAATCTATCTCTGGTTTTTGCTGGTAAATCTGAATTGTCCTTATCGAACTTCATCTTTAGCAACTGCGAATCATCAACAGTATCATAATCAGTCTGAGTGGCTTCTAAAAAAGGTTGCAGTGTTCCATACTTCTCGTAATAGTCAACTGCTTTCTTTATAAAGTCATCCTTGAATTTATAATCTGTGGGTTCGGATTTGCTTTCTTCAAATTGGTCTTCTATGATTGTGTCAGCAACTTTTTCGTTACTTCCATCTGTTTTTACATAGACCTCTTCGTCAGTTTCTTCGTTCCCCGCATTTTCATCTGTTAAACCCTCATCGTTCTGAGGATTATTATTTTCAACAGTATCATCAACTCCTTCGCCTTCAGCAGCATTATCTGCTTTATCAATCGATTCGGTATCTGTTTTTTCTGTTGTATCTTCAATTACTGTTTCATTTTTATCTAACAGTTCATCTAAATTAATTGGCTCTGCCATATATATATTGTTTGGTTACGCAAAACTATAAACTATTTTTTATAATCTGACATTTTAATAGCAGATTTCTTTATCTCTGCAATATACTCTCTTGAGTCAGCTTCTATTTTACTCATATCTATTTTACCAGACATTTTCATTTGCTCAATTTGTGCTTCCATTTGAAGTTTCATTAGAAGCATTTGCGATTCAAGCTCTTTTTCTTTTTGAATAACCGCCATTTTAGCTTGAGTTTCTATTTGAATAGTCTGCTGTTGCATTTGAGCTGCTACTTGAGCAGATTGTTGCTGAATCTGACCATTCATTTGTTGTTGTTGCATTGACCTTTCTTGAGCATCTTCTTGGTTCTTACTTATTTTGTATGCTAATAATAATTCAGCATACTTTAAGTTATCCAAATTTTCAACCATCATTGCGTCAGCCAATGTTATTTGCCCCGCTTGTATTGCCTGCTCAATTCTTCTATCTAATTTTTCTCTATCTGCTTCTGTTGGTTTTTGTTCGATTATCAAACCACATTCGTAAGCAGAAACATTAGGATCTAACTTAAAGAATTGAACTGTATTAGAACCTAATGCTCTAACAAATCCATCAATAGTCCCCATTTGAGCAGCATCTTGAATTCTTAAAGTTAACGAATAGCATAACCTCTCTAGTAAGTTTCTTTCAGAACGCTTAATATAGTCAAGAGAATTATTTGTTGATTCAGATGCATACTTGGCTACTCCCTTTAATGTGCGGGGATCCGGCGTTGAACCATCTGTAATCTCATTAAACCCTAATATATCTCTCAATAATTGAATATTGTTTGTAATAATATTAAAGTATTGTACAGCTTCATTCCCAATACCGTTTTCAAGTTCTTCAATTGGTTTGTAGTTACTTGCTTGCCCTTCATCATTTAATCTACGATAAACTAAATTTCCAGTTTGATTATATAAATCTATAACATCCATTGGTTTAAGAGCTTTGCCTCCTCTACCAATTGGCACATTTTCCAATGCACCTAACTCTATCATTATACCTCTTGGTCTTGCCCTAAGCATTACATTTTGTAATTTATACCAAGCCATTTGTATCTGGTCCGCAATTGGTTTCATTTGTTCACCTAATGAATAGGTGTTCATTTGATATAATTGTGGAGCAACAACGTGATAAGATAAAGTAGTTTCAGTCATTGAAGACTTAGCCCTCTTCATATTTGTAGCTAATTGGCAATCAAAAAACATATCAGAATCAATAATCCATTTACCTTGATACACAACTTTATAATCAGTTTTGGTATATTTCTTATCTGACTTATTGTTTTTTATTTTACTTGCTCTACCTACAACTGTATTTCCTTTTGAGTTAACTCTTTCTTCTTGTATAAAATGATTTACAGAATAAAACTCCAAGTCAAGAACTCTAATTCTAAAACCATCATAGTTTCTATTTTGGTTTGAGTTAACATTTTTAAGTAACGCAGGATTTCCTAATTTATTTGTATACTTAGCTGCAATTATTTCGTATTGAGCTTCTGTAATTTGATCTCCCGCAAGTTCTTTAAGATCAGAAATTGTCATCTCAAGTACTTCTCCAAAATATTGAACATCTTCAAAATTCGGATCAATAGCATATGACATAACCATATTTGCTGGAGATACATGGCGGGTTTTAATTGTACCTGACCTATCAAAGTATTCTTTGTAAGCAGTAATACCGTAATCAATTAAGTCTTCAACTGCTTTTTCTCTTTGTTGAGGAAATTTGTTTAAACTTAATATTAATTCCAACGCTTGCTCCATCTCAATTGCCATTCTATGCTTATATGAATAGTTCATATACATATCAAGCTCCTTTAATGAAGAAGCATCAACATCGGGGTCTGGCACCAAACTTGGGTCAATCCCTTGTTTTTTAAATTCTTCTTTTACTATAAGTGCAGATGCATTCTTTGCGTAAAATTCTTTTTTATCGTCTTGTGCTAACGGGTCAATTGCGTCAACAGAAATAGTATAGTCGGCTTTTAATAAAGTAGCTAAAGCTATTCTTCTAAACTTTGGGATAATTGGTAATATATCCCAGTTAATATTAATCCAAGATTGGTCTTCGTTAGCAACTTGATTAGGTTGAAATAACTTCTTATATCTACTTACCGATTGTTTCCCAAGCATATACAACTTGGTTTCATGGTACTTATCTCTTCCGTTATAAAGTTGATTAGGATAATAAGTTGAAAAATCCATCCAAGCGGATTTTATATATTGAGCAATCCATTTTTTATCCTTTTGAGAAGAATCTAATAGGTGGCTTGGAAAACCAAGTGTCGAAGTTACGTTATCATCCATAATTAAAACGGAAATACATCTCGTATTTCATATAGTTTTTGTTGTTGTTCAATCTTTTGAGTAAACTTTGATTTACTCGATGCAATTAAGGTATAACCACTCGCCATTGCTGCATCAAATTTAGTTGTTTTATTTATATCAAAGTGCAACCAATCGTTTAAAAGTTTTGGAAATTTTACTTTATGTAAATTATCCATTATATAACTTTCTGTTTCCTCGGCTATCTGTTGGTGCACCTTTGTGCTAGCAGATATACCATACTTAGTAGAATTGGGCATTTTAATTAAAAACTTTTCGTATCCTCTATATTCAAAGTACTTAATTAAACCAATTTTTTGATCCTCAGAAAGTATTTCACAACCAAAAAAATGGCACAACTTAATCATATCCTCATAAAATATTTCTGCTTTATCAGGTCTATTTAAGTATTCAATTAAAAATGTTTCACTCAACTCATCTGTTGCATCAAATCTCCTATAGACATATGCTGCTCCATCAGAACGTTCATTGCTTGTTGTTATCGAATGGTCAAAGGGGTCAACTCCAATTGCATATTTTGTTTTAGCTTTTGGTGTTTTCTTTGTGCCATACTCCTCAACTTGGTTATATGAATCAACGTCTTGTGGGTTTACTTCTTTTATTACAAGAAACTTACCCGTAGAACTTTCTTTAAAAATAACCTTGCTATCACGAACTCCATCTTCCCAGATAAATTCTCCTTGCAAATATAATTCTTTTTTATCAATCCACGATATTGTTTCAATTTGCCTATTGATTGCCATTGCATCATATAAGCAAGTCTCTCCTTCACTAAAGAATGCCTCCTCAATAGTAAATGGGTTTTTACGAATATAAGATGCTAATGCTCTACTATCAGATGACAACGCATCCCTTGCATTTATATAATAATCTTTTGCTTTTTCTTCGTCTGCAAATCCATACTTATCGTAGAATAGTGTTTTATAGGCGGGCATAAAGTATTGGTATAGCCCTGACATTGTTCTTCCATTCTTATCTCTTTTGGATTGGTCTGATGCCATCCAAAGTTGTTTAAAAGATGCTCCCCCATCTTCCATCTCCTCAACAGTAGTAGTATATAAAGCCTTACCAATAATATTTTCTTCTTGTTGTAAACAAAATTGAACCACTTGATGACGGTCATAAACATCAACATTCTTTGTTTTGCCCGCTTCATCCGCAAGGTATCTATGTAATTTCGTTCCATCGTATGAGAATTTATCTGCTGACTTAAATGTAATGCTTGACTCAAGTTCTATCTTTTTATCAAAATCAAAATCAGATGCACCCCTCTTATTTGTTTTAAAGAAACGAAGTTCTCCTTTAGGGGTCATACCTTTTTCAGTATCGTAAATCGGAATAAAGAAATCGGGTAGGTATTTAAATGGCATTACAACACCTTTAGCAAAAACGTTTTCTTTTGCATCTTCAAACGTTTTACTTTGTATACCTGCGTTTTTATTTCTACTACGGGAAGTAAGCTCAAATAAAAAAGCACCCGCCCTCATTGTCTTACCCTGTCTACGTTTTGTTACCTCAATCATTCCTAGACTGCGTGGGTCTTGGCATACATATTCTAAAAAGTAAAAAAACTCTTTGTCCGTAATACGAAAGTCAGGATACCCTACATCTATTTTCCAATGGACCAGATAAAAATAATGAAGCCCTGTAATATAAGTGGCATGACCATTGTTATAAAACCAAAATCCATTTAATCTTCTATCCCACTCTTGATTTCTATAGTTCTGAAGCTCACTACTTTGATAATCAGCATTTGTTTTTTGAGATAACATCTCACGCTTTCTTTTTGCTTCGTAATCATCGGGTGGCAAAGGTCTCTCCCAATACTGATTTTCCTTCCGCATAGACCGCTTAACCGGATCCCTTTTTTCCCATTCATTTGTGATAATATTATATACCCACCCAATAGGAGGAACATTTACCGTAATCCCATGAATATCAAGTTGTTTTGAATTTTTATGAACTCTATACATATTATAATGATTGGTAAATGCCTTTTCTAATTCTATAGCAAACTGCACTTACTGTTAGATTTATTTTTTTTTGCTAATTCTATTCTTGATGAATAAACAATTCCACTTGATTTATCTAGAACAGGCTTTGTTGTAAACATATTTTTTACGTTTAATTTTCCTTTTTCCTTTGAAACACTTCTTGCTTTATTAGTTACATAAGATGTACCAATCCTCCAAGAATGATTAATATTTTCAGACGGAGTGCACCATTCAAGATTTTCTACTCGATTATCGTTTTTTATTCCATTTATATGGTTTACTTCTTTTTTATTTAAGGGATTTTTAATAAACGTTTGTGCTACAATTCGATGTGCGGTATAATTTTTGCTCAAACCGTTTTTTGAAAGATTAACAACAACATAAGATTTTGATTTATTGCTTAACACTTTTAATGTTTTTTTATTCCTTACATTCCCCCTACAGCTAACTTCATACAATCCTTCGTAATTCACAATATCTTTCCAATTTTCCATATTTTTTTTTGTTAATATTATAAGTTAGATATTGCCTCAGGGGTCATACTTAATATTTTATCTTTTTTATCGCTATTATCTCCAAACAGTTTCTCTTCATAAGCCTCAATCCTTTTAATAATAGCATCGCATTCTCCCATTAACTTTGATTTAATTTCTAATGCTTGTAGTTTATCCTTATCATTTTTAAAATCTTTAATAGGATTCAATAACTCTTGCTGATACTGCCACAACACCTCTTCGTTAGCGGCTAATATTGACCACACCTTGGACTGCTGATACCGAAGATAGGCATTTACATAACCTACTATATTTGGATGGCTTAAATCAAAGATTTGTTCATTAGCTTTTAACCCTACTAATTCAGCACACTCCTTCTTCCTATCTAATAACAAAGGTATCTTTAACCTAAGCGGAGACTTGCTATCATATAACAATATTACATACTTAATAATTGCTTCTTCAGTTGGAGATACTTTACCAAACAACTGCTCAATAATTTTCTGTTTAGCAAAGTTCTTTGCAAATGGGTCTATTGTTAAAACCTTAAAATCTTCTTCAGTAAATAATGCCATAGTATATTATATTTTATTTCGGCGGGCTGGGGAGACCCGAAATCTTTTTTCTTTTTTTTCTTCTTTTAGGAGTGTTAATAATTATTTGAAAATAAATTGAAAATAATTTGCATTATATTTTTTTATATTAACTCTATTATTATATTTAATATTATGGTGATACTATAGCATCACCCCCCTGCTGCTATAGCATCACCCCCCCTGCTTGCCGAGTATCACCCCCTGCTGCTATAGCATCACCCTAAAAAGCATTATATTTACCCAATATATCCCCTTGACGTATTGTATAATAAGATTTTCCCTCTATCGTGTTTTCAAAATTGAGTGACTTTTCAATCAAAACTTTTTCACCCAAATTCACACCAATAGAGTTTACATTTTTCAACGGTTTTCCAATATGTCGCATAATTGCAACTTTGGTAGACTCCTTTTTTCCAATAGATGTCACTAATCCAGAACTATTTGTGACAGCAGATATCTTTACACCATTAACTTCTACCTGCGAAAACTCTTCTTCCCCTTCAACCATTTTCTCGCAGAATGTCCAACCGCCAATAGGTATAATATCAGTACCCCTGACCACACAAAAAATCCAACAATAAGGTATTCTATAATAGTTGCCATAAAGACAAGCATTCTCATCAAACGTTGCCAAGTAATGAAAGTATACTTTATCGCCAACTTGTACGTCAGCTTCAATTTCAATCCCGTCTTCATTATAGCACTTGCCTTTTGGGATAGCTTTAACCACTCCGTATATTCTTGCATTGTGTGTGGGTTTATATAATGGGTCTATAAAGATAGATAATGAGCCGTATTGGACTGTGTCATCGTATTGTGCACCAACCTCAACGATTAAACTATTAGGCGATGCTTGAGATAGCTCGTATTGTAACATATTTTGTCTGTTTGGTTTATAAATCCAAAGTTATAGAATCATATTCATTTTTCATAATGCTTGCTTCTAAGGCAGTATTTTCTGCTGAGTAAAGTATATTGTTGTAAAAGTAATTATGCTTCAGCAGATGGCAAGCAAAGCATAGTGTTGCTAACGTGTCAGCATTTTGTTAACGTTTATTTTCTACTAGCATTTTTTTTATACTGTGGGCTTGGAGTGACAAGGTTATATATATTATTGGGATCCGGTAGAAAAAATCCGCGAAATCAGAAAATTTGACCGAGTAGGTATTGAATTACATTTCCAAAAACCTAATTTCCGAGATCTCAAGGCACTTTTTATACATAAAATATGTTTCAACATATATACTGGTTTACGAGGGATCAATACTTGTTGTCTCAATTACTTTTGCCCAAGCAGATAGATAAGAAGAACGAACAATCCGATTTGACATAGTGCATAAAACAAAAATGTATACATCCAATTACTTTTCAATTCAATTACATTTCCATTTTGATACAAATTATTTTAGAACAAAAATCTGACCAAGCAAAATCCATTCAATTACATTCTCTTCACTACAAAATTTTCTATACTACATGAATAGGAATTTAAAACAAAAGTATTACCTTTACATATGAGCAATTCAGCACGACATATGGAATTAGTTAACACATTGATTTTCAATGGTTTAGATGCTAATCCGTCATGCATCGTTAAACTGGGTTT